GGTTTCAATGCCTACATAGGACCCTGTGAATGCAGCATTGGTTGGAGGGGCGGCAACATAGATGTTCATATCACGGAAGGTTGCGATGTTAGAGTTCGTCACAATCACACCACGCTTGTTTCCTGATCCGTTACCGTAGACGTTAATAGTGGATCCCTTGTAGCAGTTGAAGGAGAACGTGGAGGCACCCAATGTCCCTGTGCCGTCAAACTGAACGCCATACAGATTGTTAGAGGATGTGTACGCCATCGACGCATTGCACAAGTTCAACACGGTCGTCCTGATTTTTGCAGACACAGTAGAGGTAGCATTGAAATACAGACCCACTAGATTATTGGATCCCGAGTAGGACGCATTGCCCAACACCATCGTCAAATCTTCCATACGTGTGTTTGCAGAAATGTAGAACAACGCAGTATTTTGCATGGGGTTCGAGCATTGAATCGTGCAGGTCTGAGTACTGATTCCTCGTAACGCAGTCGTTGCAGGAAGTTGGAGTAATGGATAGAGTGTTGCACCCGTGCTGGTTGTGATGGTTCCGTTGGTTCCTGTAGGCGAAATGTTGTACACTCCGGGAAGCACCCAGATGGTCGTGTTTGAGTTTTGAGGTGTTGCGACAGACCCACTTCCAATGACTGCAACAATCGCGGCAGGAATGGTTGCAAAAGGTAACCCACCGATATACGCAGTCGAATCGTTTCCATACACTTGGTCAACACGTGCGACATTTCCTAACTGTGTCGTTGGAATTGGATAGAACGCACCTGACAACTGGTATCCGATTTCACCAGGACCCAGAACATAGGAATTCGTCGGGACAAGTGTCGCGTATCCATGACCAATCGGACCTGTTGAACCGGTTTGTCCAGTGAATCCAGTGAATCCAGTGAATCCGGTAAACCCAGTAAATCCAGTCGGTCCAGTGAACCCAGTTGAACCTGTTGGTCCAGTAGAACCGGTGAACCCAGTAAACCCGGTTGGTCCGGTAAATCCAGTTGGACCCGTGATTCCCGTGAATCCAGTTGGACCTGTCATACCTGTAAAGCCAGTCGAGCCAGTCGTTCCCGTGAAACCTGTAGGACCAGTGATACCCGTGAAACCCGTAGGTCCAGTGAATCCAGTGAATCCGGTGAAACCAGTAAACCCAGTCGATCCTATCGGTCCCGTGAAGCCTGTTGGTCCCGTAAACCCAGTAAATCCAGTTGGTCCAGTGATTCCCGTAAAGCCCGTAAATCCCGTTGATCCGGTGAACCCAGTGAACCCAGTGAAGCCAGTAGGACCAGTGATACCAGTGAAGCCAGTCGAACCTGTGAATCCGGTAAACCCGGTAAAGCCGGTGGGACCTGTAAAGCCTGTATCACCGGTGATACCTGTGAATCCAGTTGAACCCGTGAACCCAGTGAATCCCGTAGGGCCAGTTATACCGGTAAAACCAGTGCTACCTGTGAACCCAGTGAACCCAGTAGGACCTGTGATTCCAGTGAAGCCGGTCGAACCCGTGAACCCAGTAAAACCGGTAGGTCCCGTGAACCCAGTGAATCCGGTGAACCCCGTAAACCCGGTTGAACCAGTCATTCCAGTGAACCCCGTAGGGCCTGTGATGCCGGTGAACCCTGTAGGTCCGGTGATGCCGGTGAATCCAGTTGGCCCAGTGAAGCCCGTGAACCCGGTCGGTCCTGTGATACCTGTGAATCCGGTAAATCCAGTCGATCCGGTGAAACCCGTCGGTCCCGTGATACCGGTAAATCCTGTACTACCCGTGAACCCCGTAAAGCCAGTTGGGCCTGTGAACCCGGTAGTTCCGGTCGATCCGGTTACAGATGGACCCGTGTCTCCGGTGTAACCAGTCGGACCAATTGAGCCAAATCCGGTGGGTCCTGTGATTCCGGTGAATCCTGTCGAACCAGTGAATCCGGTGAACCCAGTAAAGCCGGTCGGGCCGGTGGATCCCGTCGGACCTGTTGGACCTGTTACAATAGGACCTGTTGGACCTGTCATACCTGTGAACCCAGTCGGCCCAGTGGATCCCGCCGGTCCCGTTGGACCCGTTCCAATTGGTCCAGTAGGACCTGTGATTCCAGTAAAGCCTGTGGAACCAGTGGGTCCAGTGGATCCAGTCCGACCAGTGGGACCAGTCATTCCAGTAGGACCAGTCTTGCCAATGTCAACTGCAACCTGTTTGATATTAACCGCAATGGATGGAATCGCAGGACCTGCGGGAGCTGGGTTACCCGTAAGAGAACCGTACTTGGTAAAGGCCACTGCACGTACAGTTGAAGACTGTGAGAACGCGACAATCTCAATGTAATCGCCAACATTGAGGGGGTACAAATAAGGAACCGTTACCAACGCAGCTGCAGTTGAATTGGACGGAACTTCAATACCACCGTTTGTAGAGGGAACATCAATACCGTTGATCCTCAGCCATGTATACGCAGTTGTTGGGTCCGGGTCAGTGTTTGCGATCTGAATAGATGTAATGATTTCATAGATACCCTGAACTTCAATGACAATGCGAGTTAGTTTTGGTACAACATCGCTGTTATACGCGAGATGAGTCCCCTGCTCAACATATGTCTGGTCAAATGGAAAGACGATTTTTGAAGTTGTGATATTGATAGTCTCAGAAAGCCCATAACTGGATGCAACGTTCGTACCCGATGCCATCGGACCGGTTGGACCCGTGATTCCAGTAGGACCTGTGGGACCTGTCGATCCGGTAGGACCATGCAATCCGCCATATCGAAGTGCATTCCACCGCGTGACACCATCACCAATTTTAAACAGTTCAGTATCAGTTTCAATTCCCATTTCGCCCTCTGCGAGGAGGGTGTTGGCTGCCGTCCATTGGGACGCCAGACCTCTCCGAAATTGGAGTTGGATGAATGGCATCTACGCTTATGTCTTTATCAGAAAATGCTGCCACAGTCAAGAACGGGACCCTGTGAATAGGTCTGCGAAGGACCACCACCATCAAAGATGATGGATGCAGAGGGGCCAACATAGGGGAGATTGTTCCATGTATGAATTCCATCACCGATCTTCATCTGACCTGTATCGGTCACTACACTCGGTTCACCGAGAGCCAAGATGACAGTTGACGCAGTCCAAACTGCAAGTGAATCTTTGCGAAGTAAAAATTTAACGTTCGTGGTTCCACAGTTCGCCATTACTAACAAACAACAGTTTGTGAGTCCCCAGCATCCAGGACAATATCGCCAGAACCTGCTGCGCTTCCACCATCGAGTACATCGCAGAACTCGTCGGATGATGTCCCGGCATCGAGGATCGGCTCGCACACTGCCACAACCGCTGCACACACGCGCTGGCACAATCCCGAGAGTGAATAAATCTCAAGCACACCATTGGTGAAGCCAGATGTATGCGGAGTCTCACGGAGAACGTAACCAGGACTTCCATAATGCGCATTCACAACAGTCTGTCGACGCACCTGTTGAGTGAACATGGATGCATCGCGACCAGATGAAAAAGATCGTTGTTTTCCCACTGAGATGGGAGGCGGAAAGAGATGCACCTCTGGCGCTAGAGGCGCATTCGCTTGAGCGGATATAAATAGATTGGCCACAACCAGTGCCATCAACGCACTGGCAATGAAGTTGATGTTCCACATTACTCGAAACCAAGATTAAACCAGCGAACGACCTCCGCTGCATCACTATGTCCATCGCCATGTGCGTTCATCAGCTTCTCAAACCGAAGCTTGATCGCCTCCGGATTACGCTCGAGGCGCGACGCGATCTGCTCAAATGTCAGACTGTTGTGACGGCGGAGGTGAACCATTTTCCTCTCGTCCTTTACAGTCCAGCGGCGGCCACTGTTCGTATACTCAACCACAGTGCGCTTAGAACGGGTCATCATGTTGTGAGAGGATGGTTATCCTCATCGTAACAAGATTCGTTTTTGGTACGAGCGATGGGACTCGAACCCACGCGACTTGCGTCAGCAGATCTTAAGCCTGCCTCCTTAACCACTCGGACACACTCGTAATACGCTGAGCGGGAATCGAACCCGCGCAAACAGATTGGAAATCTGTTAGTCTACCACTAACTTATCAGCGTTCGGGGTTTCCCCACTCTAGTCCTTCTTGGCTTCTTTAAATTCATTTCGCAGTTTCATGAGGATCTTTCCAAGCTGGTTCTGTCCCTTCCACTTCGATGGGTTCTTTGCATCTGCAGTGTCGACGGATGTGCCAATTCCCCAGTACTTATCACGAGGATTCGCCTCGCCGATTGGACGATCACCCGTTGCTAAGAGCTTCTCCAATAGACCATGCTTAACGTTCACGAACTTGGCACGCACCGCCTTCTCCATAATCGGAATCTTGACATCATCCCACTGAGCCGGACTGAAGTCCTTGACCTTCTTACCCAGTGCCTTAACCGACTTTGCCTCAGTGAACTCCTTGTTGCGAGGTGCCTTCATCATCTTCTTCGCGGACTCTGAATCCTTACCTTCGAACATCATTGCCTTCGACCACTGGAAGTAGTGTTCTACAGTTGGGAACGTCATCCCGTCCACTTCGAACGGTGCGACGAACATATTGCTCATGTAACGGTATTCACCCTTGCTCTCATCCGCTCCGTAGAACAGCACTGGTTCAGGTCCAGGCTCTTCCTTCTTCTTGATCAGCTTCTTCAGAATCACCTTCGGCTTCTTCTCCTCCGGTTTCTCCTCCGTCTTTTCCTCCGGTTTCTCCGGCTCCATCGGCAGATCGATCTTGGCCTCTTCTTCCTTCTTTGGGGCTCCACGCTTGAACACGAAGCTGCGGTGGAGGAATGAGAATGCTTGGTGCTCCTGTGTCAGCTTGATATCAGTCTGCTTCGCATAGTAGTCCGAGAACATCTCACTGCTGACCAGTTCATATCCCGCCTCTGCGAGAATCTCAGTGACCTTTCCAAACGGTACCAGTGCCTCCTCCATTGCACGTTCGAAACTCTCAAGCTTTACAGAGATCATCTGACCAAACTCTTCGCGCCAAGTATCACCATCTATGTACAACTTTGCGATTTCACCGAAGACCTGACCATCTGCGCGGTAGAGAGTGCTCTTCTTTCCGACAAGGCTAGCATACACCGAAGCACCGTCCATGCATGTACCAAAGAACACACCCTTTCCATGATCAGTTAGGTTCTTCACGAAGACCTTGAAGGTATCCTCAGAGGTGCAGGCATAATGCATCGCCATCTGACACGAGATTGCATCAAAGTACTTCAGACCGGCAAACTGCTGAAGATAGGGAGTCGGTGCAGGTTCCAGTCCAGCGAGAATGCGAACATATCGATTGTCCTGTTCGTAGAGCGGCTGTGTCATGTCACCAACGATAAACAGTGCAGGAGGAAGACGGTCACCCTTCGAGTCTTCCTGAAAGCGGATGTAGCGAACGCATGCACCTTGTACGGGTGAATTCAGGTTGCCCGATGCAACATCGAAACCAACCACTCGGCTCGGCTTGGTCTCCTTCCACTTGAGCAGGTCACCACCGCGACCCATTGCCAGCTCCAGAAGAGTTGAACCAGGCTTGACATTCTGTGTAAACAGTGCCGCCTTAATCCGATTGTGGAATGCATAGGTATCCTTTAGAACACGGTCACGAGACCCCAGATCGTCGCGATAATACAGGTCATCTTCAAAGGTGTCATCGGGTGGATTCGTGACACATGTTGTTAGCATCTCCTCTGTCACAGGAATGTGAATGTTGGTCCAGATCGAATTTGCAGTTGCTACATCATTTCCGAACTGGGCTTCGTGCAATACGCGGTATTGGTGAGTCTTGTCGTAGCGAGTGCGCAGAATCACCCAGCGGTCATTGTCCACGTCGCGAACACATTCAATGATCGTATTGTCTTCGACACGCGCACCGGTCTTGTCGACAGGAATCCCCTTTGCATTCAACGGAATCGCGATCTTGTATGCATCAGGATTACGAGGCACAGATGGTTGGAAGATACCAGGTGCACGGTCCTTTCGGTCGGCAATTGACTGGAGCTCTGGTGCCATTGTCGGAGGCACATACTCACCCGTCATCGTCTCGCAAGGATAGACGATATCGTACCCACGCGTGCGGCCAATGTAGAGCTGACCATGAAACACTGGCTGCTTAAGCACTGTATCGTACTCATCTCCGGCCTTGAACTTCACAAGGAAGTCAATGCTATTCTGATCAGCGGGCTTCCACTTGTAGACAGTCGTCCACGTATTACCGCGACGCTCAGACTGAGGTGCAACAGGTGATGAGCGCGGAGTGAAGATGAGACCATCCGTTCCATACTCGAACTTTGTCGAGAGAATGGTATTGATAGCCTCCTCCATTGCGGGGCCATCTCCAGCGAGAAATAGCTTTGTCTCCACGCGAAGAGGGCGGCCCGAAGTCTGTGTAACGAAATCGCGGCGGAGATCAGAGACGAACTCACGTGCACATCCAAGACGGGACTTCAGGGGATTCGACTGGATATCAGTGTCTGTTGTGAGCAGTGGAAGACGGGTCGTGTTCACGCCGCGAAACGAGTACACGTCGAAGATACAGAAGAGGTTACGATCCTCGATATACTCACCGTCCACTACATCATTGACATGCACATCCTTTGTGGCTGTCATTCCTGTCCATGTAATGATTCCATTGGGACGGATCATAAGGAGCCGCTTGTCGCGCATGACGACGAGAAAGCAGCGCAGCCCGTCGGCCTTATTGGTGACTGTGTACCCGGTCAGAATGTTGTTCGGTCTGTCTGCGCGGATATGGCGGCGCTTCATCGTGACGGGGTTGATGAACTTGTGACCAGATGCCGAGAACTCCATCGTGTATCGCTTCACGTCAGAGGAGGGCAGGAGGAACGAAGTCCCGTGAAAGGCTGCGAGAAGATACTCAGTGTGAACGAGAATAGAGTCTACAAGGGCCTTCGGGTCAGCCGTGCGATTGATGACCTCAATCTCAAGCTCATAGGTAGGGTTCTGACGAAGCACTTCGTGAATGGACTTCATACCCCTGACTTTGGACTTGACAAGTGAGAAGTCGATCTGAAGAAGACCATCCTGTGTCTTCCAGCTCTTACGGTTAAGGATGCGAACATGTGACTTGGCATCCATTGCCGAGCCTGAGAAGTCACGACGCACGTCCTCCTCCTTTCGCAGTGTAAAGGAGATGCCTGCTTCAGGTACATCTACGCGGTCCTGTCCACCGAGATAAGGTGACTTGCGTTCGACCTTGACGGCTGTTCCCTTGAATCCATTTGTTGTGCACACTTTGTGAATGTTCTCTGCACCCTGCACAACCACGCGAATGTTGTCAGGGTAGGAGAAGGTTGCTCGGACCGTTTCGGTCGCAGGTCCGGCTGTGAAGTCTTCAATTTTTTTGAGGATGCGGTCTGCAATATCCTTTGTCCGAATTTGGTCGGAGAGGACCTTGCATTCCAGTTCAGCGTTTGGATGTTTGACGAACGTTGCAAGATGGTCAAGGTCCTTCCGCGCGGATGACGAAAGAAGAGACTCCATTTGCCCTTATTATTCCCTCTGATAATGTCTATCCGTTTTCTACCGTTGTCGGACTAACTCCTCCATACCCTCCTTCGTCAGTTTCAGCTCAGGACCCGCATCAAACATCTGCTGAATCATCTCCTTGAACCCAGACTCATATGCATCCATGCAGTTGAGCTGTATACCCACATTGTAGGTACAAGGAACTACTTGACCAGGTAAAAAGACCGGGTCCGGAAGCGGAGGCTGGTCGGCAATCATCGCTTGGGCCGACTCATATTCCTTGTACTCCTGCGTGTCGCCGTACATGACGAATCGCTTCTCCTCTCCGAATGCGACGGATGTGGGAACTGAAATGTTCTCATCGCGAGGTTCGCGAGCGGAGAGAATGGCGTTGATTTCATCGTCGGTTAGAGGAACTGCTGACACATCGAAGATGACGTCCATTTACTCCTTTCTTAGACTCTTCCTAGCCCGTTCGTCCGCATCCATACGCTTGCGCTGATCTAAGTAAAAAGCGACAAGGGTTTCCATCTCCTCGATACATGCATCGGGGAGACTCTCACTTGAAACCAGTGCGCCAGTGTTTGTGCGAGTGTATTCATTTGTATAGCGCTTGATCACATCAAAGACCTGCGCATGTTCATGAATGTCTAGTGTATCCAGCTGATCCCTAAGCTTTTCCTTTCTAGACCTGTTCATTTACCTTTGCGGCTGGAGCTTTCTTCTGTAACTTCCTACGAGACGGAAGCTCTGCTGCCCTTGCGACATCAGGATCGACTGTGACAACACGCTTCTCTCCTGCATCACCCGGTGTTGATGCCGCGATCATCGGCTCGACCTCTTCCCGTGCTTCCATCGCCTTCTCTACAGCTGGATTCACGATCGAGGACAGGGTTGCAAGAACAACGATTGAATCATCGCCCTGTTGGAAGCGAGATCCGACCACCTTGAACTCAACTTCCTGATTCTCCTTGACATCGTCGAATTCCGCATTCCCAATGTGGAGATCGCGAGGCAGGAGAACCTTCATCGGAAGAAGCTCGGCGTGAAGACCAATCTTGCTCTTGAGCATGACCACTCCTCGAAAGACCTGTCCGGGATGCGGCATGCACACATCTGCCTGAAACTTAACGGTGTAATCAAGTCCACCCTTGATCAGATTGACTCGTCCAAGTGAGTGCTCGACGATCGTAATACTTCTGCGCTGAATAAATCCTTCGGGAGTACACACTCCTTCATAATTCATGCGAAGCTGCGCGAGCAGGCTCACATGAATGGATCGTTGTAGATTTGATGCATGAATGTGAACAGACCGCTTCAATTCGCGACGTTCAAACACTGGGTCCATGCCGTTTGTTGTTCTTATTCACTTGTTTTCGTTTTAAGCTTGGTTAACACATCCATCTCTTCAGGTGTATACCATACAATATTGTTCTGCTCACGCGCAAGGAGTTCGGTGATGTCGCAGCGGGTCCAGGTGAGTTTCTTCGGCATCTCTGGAATTCCACGTTTACGAATGTCAATGTACATGGCCAGTTTCACAATCTCTGCAGTTCCATTGCTTCCCGTGCCGCATACGATGGGGACATCACGCTTCACTCCGTGAATGCGGGTAAACACTCCGTCCTTCTCCTCGAACTTGCCAATTGCAAACTTGCCATCCTTCAATGTCGCGACCATCTTGTCATTGTCTGCGACATATCGCTCAGTCAGTGCCTTGACCCAGCTCTGTACCGCAGTGCGATCATCTCCAATCGGATCAGGGGGGTCATAATCCTCACGTCCTAGTACTAGGACATCAGTGCCAGGAACACGAAGCCGATCTGCAAATGGCAAATCCTTCGAAGCAGGTGACCGAAGGTAGGCGATCTTCTGTTCGCGGTTCAAGCGGTCGAACATGTATCCAGGTAATACAGCTGCAAAGTCTACCTTGATCATCTGCGTGAAGTCATTGGCTTCGCGGATCTGCTTCTGCATACGAGCAGATGCATCGCGAGCCTTTGTAAGGTCCTTACCCTTCAGGTCTGCAGGCACTGGTACATCATTCAGCGATGGGTCCTTGAGATCGAGTCGCTCAATCATATCGGCCAACGAAACATCGCCAGTTTCCTTTGCTGCCAGCTCAACGACCTGAATCGGAGCATCGGTGCGAATCGGGGCTTGAGAGGTACGTTCCACAAGGGTACCGTTCTCAACTCCAATCGGGCTCAACGAATAGAGATCGCCGCGAGACTGAAGCAGACTCGGGCGCCCAAATGAGTCCTTAAACTTGAATCCAGTACGAATGGCATTCTGCAGAAGGAAGACCACTACATCACGGTGGTACGGAAGGGATGCAAACAGTTCATCACGGTCCCAGATGGGTTTGTCGATAAACATCTTTCCAAGCTTGCTAAACACTTCATCGCGCACATCGAAATAGGTTGAGAGTGGGCGAACATATCCTTCCTCTGGTTCTGATGGCTTCACGCGGCATTGTGCAGGTGCATCGTTCGAAAACAGGGGTGACATCATGTCCTTCAGAAGCAGATTGACTTCCTCTGATCCTTCGGAGCGACGCTGGGGGATTTCAAGGTTCTTCCAGTCCTCTGGCAGAGTGTTCAAACTGACCTGAATCGGGCAATCCATTGCAGATTCTTCTAAGAGCCGACGCACCTTTGCGATCTTGATTCCCTTCTCTTCCACCTTTGTTCGGTACGTGTATTCGTCAAAACACTCATGCTCTGTATCGGAGCGGACAACGTGGAGATAGACGGAGCAGTTCTGCTCTTCAAATGGTAATGCTTGATGACTGCATGTTCGAAGTGCGCGACCAACCACCTGTTCAATTCGACTCATGTTCCACCAGGGATCTAGCACATGCACCTGTCGCACATATCGGAAGTTAACACCCTCTGAAATACGGGGAGTGGTAACAATCACGCGGACCTTCTCACCGTTCACGTTGCGACTTGATCGGGCAAGCTGGAGAAGTGCATTCGTCTGCGGAGTCGAGACTTCACTGCTGAGAAGCATATACTCACCCTTTGATTTCCCCTTGTATGCGGGGTTTGCCAACAGAGAAGGTCCACTTGCAGGCGTGTACCCATGTTCCTCCAGTGCCATTGCAAACAGACGTGAACCGCGCTCTACGTAATTCGAATAGACCAGCACCACACCTTTCGAAGACTCAATCGACTTCAGAACAGAGACGAACTTTGCAGAAACACCGGGTAACGCCTCAGGTGTCAAGCATGGTTCTCCAGTGTATTGCCACTGTGTTCCCGCAGCCCTGAACACCTCTCCAAATGCCTTGTTGCCAGGTAGAACACTGATCGTAGGAATCATCAATGCGGCTCGCTCATCTTCGTCATCCTTTCCACTTGCTGTATCAAGTACCTTCTTCTGCTCTCCAGTGATAGTCGACGGAGTAACGGATAAATACTTCATCCGCGTCGCGGGACCCATCTCAAGTCCGGTGAACCCTGTCAGAGGCTCAGGCATTCCGTCCACTTCTGGCGCGGGAAGACGGAAGGGGAACGTGAATGGGTTCTCACCTTTCACATAGGATACGTAGGTCTGTGCCCAATTACGAAAGGCTTCTTCTTTGGACGCCTTGATTGATCCATCCGGTAACAGAAACTCTGCAGCGAGGATCTTCTTGTTCGCAGGCTGCTTACGATCATTCCAGAGGAACAGGTTCATGTAAAAAATGATCTCATCATGTGTATCGTACATCGGTGTTGCAGTCAACAACACCAAGACCATTCCCTCAGCTGTCTTGACCAATGTCTCAAGCGCAGTGGAAACTGTCTTCATTTCAGAACTGCCTTCGCGGAGATTGTGCGCTTCGTCGATGATGATGAGTCGATTGTCAAATGTCTCATGAACCCACTTCTCCGCATCTGCTGGCTTCAAGTCAAGGAACTTCTTGTTGATGAGAGCGCCAAAGCTACTGTATCCTGCGAACTCGTAGAACTCACCAATGATGCGATCAGCCAGAGTTCCCAATCTCAGTCGAGTGTCTGGAACGTTCCACTGTTTGGGATCTGCTTCGATGCGGAGAAGCATGTCCAGATACCTGCGCCCCGTGCACTGCTTGGAGGAGAGCAGTTGAGTCTTGTCGAGTGAAACACGGTTGATGTCGAAGATCTCCGTCTTGAAGTTAGACTGTACTGCAGGTCCTGCAACGACCAGAACCTTCTTTTCTTGAAACTCAGGGCGCAGAATGTACTCTTCTGCAATCTGAATAGCGGAACAGGATTTACCCGACCCCGTGCCGTGAACCATCAGGAGATTGCGCGTTGGACTGTCAGGTGACAGAACGCGACGCAGAAACTTTTGTCCACTCTGAAGCTGATACTCAGAAGAGGACACATCACACAGTTTCGTACGTAGATCTTGAAGGGCACGCAATGAAGCCGCTGGAAGTGATTCATTTCGAATCTCTGCCAGTTCGGGGTGGGTGAGATTGACCATTATGATATGATTAGACGAGTTTGGGCAGGCGGCGACGATAGGTCCCACCTTTACGTGGACCAAACCCTTTATTTTTCTGTGTTTTGGGACTCGCCTTTACAGCTGTATAACTAGGTTGGCAGACCACTTCGGTGAATGCTTTGTTACTATTCTTTATCGTTCCAACTTGTATCCTTTTCCACGGACGCACGTAGTTTAGTTCTTCTACTGCAAATGCCTTTGCAACGACTTTCCGTCTCAGCGCTGACATGTCTTTGATTGCTTTAGCAGCAGTTGCTGGTTTCTTCGCGAGTTCTTGGAGCTCTCTCCATTTAGGATTCGTTTCTAGTTCTGACAGTGTTCTACGCACAGTTTCGCGTGCCTCCCCGAGTCTTGTTCTTGCCTTGTTAAAGTCAACATGTTCCTTTATGAGGCTGATTACCTGATTTGCCCTAGCTGTAATTGCCTCAGTACGGGAATCCAACCACCCGGTAGGATCGGGACCAACGCATCTGGCAAGCGACGTATCTGCACCTATAGCGTTCGGACTATTATATGCCCATTTACTTCTCGAATTATATAGGTCTCTAAAGAACTTTCTTATCGCGGTTACATTTGGGCGCAGATTATCAAAACTACCACCACCCCCCACCGGACATGTTATAAACATCGCCTGTCCCTTCGTGTAGTTACAATGCCAGCAGACCATGTCCCCGATTGAACGAAAAACGTTAAACTCAAAATCACTGTATTTGCCACCCGATGATACAACGCGGAATATAGTAGCAGCGAAGTTGATAGGAATGAAGTGATCATAACTCACTGCAACCTCTTTCGCTACACCACTGCGCATTGACCCTCGATATTGGAACCTGAACCCACAAAGTGCGCAGCACTGTGTTTTTGAACGTGCAGTAGTAAAATTAGTATCACCGTGAATAATTTTAGCCTGTGTATCGGCCGATAGTTCTTCTAACCGAATTCCCGGAACCAAGAACTTCCTTGCAATCGTTCCCCTAGTCCACTCGCTCACGTTATCAAGTATAGGTTTTCGCCTGTTAAGATTCCGTATGGCAGCTTTGATCCATTTGCATCGCTGCGGAATCGAAGGCAGTCCATCCCGACGCCGCTTCTCTGCTCGCTCAGCTATAACCACTGGATCGGTAGCTGCTCTAAGTGGCGTGATACGTTGAGTAGACTCATGCAGCTTCATAAGAATACCAGAACTATCTAGGATAGAACCTGATACAGACTCGGTTTCTCTTTCTCTGATGTTCGCCTCAACCAGTCCCTCTCGTTCGGCTGAAGCTGCAGCTTCTAGCGCATGATCCACAGTCTCTTGAGATTCTTCTTCAAAAAGAGGGGCGAGTTCGGGTGCATCGATAGCCTCTTCTCCAAATACAGAACGCTCAAACTCATCGAAATCGGCATCGTCATCGTTTGCCTCGTTATCAATGAGTGCGTCGGGATCATCGAATGAACTAGCTCGCGGCCGTTCTGCCATTACAAGTTCACCCGATAACTTTCATGGAACCCACCCCAAAAATGTAATGACTACCTTTATGGATATGGATGTGTATCATATGAATTCGTATCAGAGCATGCGTTCAGTGACGCTTACGATCATATGGTGGGTGTTTTTCTGTGCTTCATTTGGATTCTTTAAGATTATGCTCGAGGGTCTACCACGCCATGACGATGTCCTCAATCCTACACTCTGAATCAGGGGCTGATGCAATTGTCTTGTTGGCCTGCTCCAATGCGTCAGACTCCACGATCTCATCTGCGCCTTCTGGTAGTCGTGTCTCGTCGACCAAGATGTCAACGAACCCAGTACCGCATGGCGGCTTCTGACCGAACATGATGTTCGCAGAGACACCGCGCATGGTGTCGTACTCGGCCACAACTGCGGCATCAAACATAGTCTTCGATGTCTCCTCGAAGGAACTCTTTGCAAGAACACCCGTCTCATTCTTCTTCATTCCGAAGCGATTCACCGGCACGATGCGTCCTGAATAGGTCATGGTGTCGACAAGGACGCTCAGGTGGTGGTAGTTCACCTTCTCTGTGGAGAAGACCTCATTGAACTCATCCAATAGGCAGGTGCGGGCAGCCTCAATACCGAAGACATCATTTACCTCGTGAATATCGTTCGAGAACGTGCGAGTTCCATCAAGACCCTCGAAGACCAGGAGATCATAGAGATTGGTTCCCTCCGTATCCAGAACATACTGATCCTTTGTAAGATAGCCACCGACCGAGTCATCGTAGACCTGCTCACTCTTCACCTTTCGAAGGAACACGCGACCAACACCGTCCACACCTTCGAGGACCGTGTCCAGAAGCTTGTCCTCGAGGAATCGGAGGTAGGTCGGGTTCTTAACAACACTTCCATCGAATGCAACACGCATGATCAGGTTCTTGGCAGATGAATCCGTTGTATAGCACTTGAAGATCTTGAGCTGCTTATCGTTGAATACCTTTGCCTGAACCTCATTAAGATCGCGGACACCCCGTGCATACATCTCTACGTCGTTGAGCTCAATGCGCATGATCCATGCAGACCCACACTCTGTCTCGTGTTCAAGGCTAAACCTGCGATACTCCTCGAGCATGGCACGATCCTCCTCAACCACAGAGTTCACCGGGTACGGATCATAGTAGATGCGGACTGACTTGGTGATGTGACGCAGTGTCGTGCGTTGCACGCGCTTCATCATCGCGATCGCCTCAGTTCCAGACACATCTCCTGCGAAGTATGCAGTGTTGCCAGGCCTCTTCGGGTTCGGAGATGCAGAGAGCAGCTCCTCGATACGTGGCACTCCTGAGGTGGCGTTGGCCTTTGCAGTACCTGCAGAGTGGAAGGTGTTCAGGGTAAGCTGGGTCGTAGGCTCACCGATAGACTGGGCAGACAGAGCACCCACCATCTCCCCCGCATGAACCTGTGCACGCGTGTGGCGGAACTCAATGTCGGACATCAGCTCGTTGAACAGTGCCTCCGTCAAGCGGTGAACCAGAATCGCCTTCTTCGGTGCAAGGTGGTAGCGGAGAAGCGCATGGAACACTCGGTTCGCAGGGAATCGAGAGATGAATCCGTTGATTCCATCCACAACCTGCTGAGGTGTGAGGTCAGTCTTTGTTGCATATCCATTTGCATAGGAGGAGACCAATCTCTTAAGGTTGACGGGAGCCAGCACCTGGTCGTTCTTCTTGAATCGGAAGACGTTGCGCACAAGCATATCACGGTCTGCAAGGATCTCTTCGATCATATCGGGTGCCTCCGTCACCTCAGTCTTGAGAAACGGGTTCACATCTGCAGGGCTCATCGCATAGTTGCGGTAGATATCCTCAAGTGTCATGGTTCCAAGATCGCAGATCTGCGTCTCGACTGCAATCGAGTCAATACCATCCTCACCGTACGCGAACTGGATAATGCTTCCGGTCACGTTGCGCACCGTACCATCGTGCTCCACATGCTGATCCTCCATCGTCTTCATCAGTCGGCGCTGAATGTACCCAGTGTCTGAGGTCTTGACTGCGGTATCAATCAGACCCTCACGTCCAGCCTGAGCGTGGAAGAAGAACTCCGCAGGTAGTAGGCCGTTCATGAAGGAGTTCTGAACAAAGCCGCGCGACTCCACGCCATCATCATACCGTGCGAAGTGTGGCAGGGTGCGATCCTGAAGCGTATACTGAACACGCTTACCCTCAATGAGCTGCTGTCCGAGAAGAGCCACCATCTGCGTGATGTTCTGAGGACCTCCCTTCGATCCCGAATCGACCATCTGAACAATTGCATTGGCCTTTGGTAGGCTCTTGATCACTGCACTGTTGATGTTTGCTGCAACGTCCTTCAGAGCAGATGAGATGCGATCTTCCAGCTCTTCACCGTCAGACATGCCCGAGATGTTTGCGAACATACCTCCGTGCACATCCGAGAGGATCTTGGACACAGCCGTGCGACCCTCTGATAGCTTGTCGTTAACGAAGCGCTGAGTCTCGAGGTTTGCAATCAGATCTGCGGTACCGACCGAGAAGCCCGTGAAGAGATTGAACTGCGTGACAACGGACTGGATATCATTGATCAGCTGACCACAACGCTCAGGACTGAAGTCATTGTAGACCATGTGAATCAGCTTGCTGCACTCGGACTTGTACATCACACCCGATGTGAGCTGACCATTCTCAATCGTGATTCCTGTCTTCATAGAGACCATCGGAAACGCTGTAGAAATGAGCTCTGCACCTGTCCAGTCGCGACCCTTCCGTGTTACCACGCGCTTCAGACGAGCCAGCATATTCATGGCGATCACCTCAGGAACCTCGACACCGGGCTGGCTGATGCGGAAGATACCCGTCATTGTGTCCTGAAACAGCTGAATGATCGGGCTGTTCGTTCGGGGGCTGATGATGTTGCGCAGCAGCGATGCCAGGTAACGCAACTCTGTGGCTGACGCAATGCTCTGAGGCACGTGCATGTTCATCTCGTCACCGTCAAAGTCTGCATTGTAGGGGCGAGTGGCTGAAACGTTCAGGCGGAAGGTCGAGTAAGGGAGAACACGAACACGGTGGGCCATCATCGAAGCCTTGTGAAGAGAAGGCTGACGGTTGAAGAGCACCGCATCTCCATCGATGAGATGGCGGTGGACAATGTCGCCCTCGCGCAGATCGATGGTGTCGGGACTGACACACCGCAGGTTGACCACGCGGTTGTCCTGCTTGAGAAACACGGACTTTGCGCCAGGATGCTTGTCGGGACCATTCCGGATGTAACTAACCAATCGGTCGCGATTGTACGAGTTCACAATCTCAGGGAAGGTGAGGTTGATCGCAATCTCCTCAGGCACACCGAGTTCGTCGAGGTCAATGTTCGCATCAGGAGTAATCACCGAACGAGCAGAGAAGTCAACACGCTTACCCATGAGGTTACCACGCACACGTCCCGTCTTAGCACCGAAACGAGACTTCAGAGTACGCAGAGGACGACCAGACCTCTGTGCGGCAGGTGCCAATCCCTTGATGTCGTTATCCACATAGGTCGCAACATCGTACTGGACCATTGCCGTGTACTTGTCGATCATCTCCGCAGACTCACCCTTGTCGAGCTTGTCGCGAAGACGCTGGTTGTTGCGAAGAATGTCAATCAGCTTGTGTGTCAGGTCATCCTCCATACGCTGGTTGTCGTCCATCACAACGGAAGGGCGGACCGTCAGAGGAGGAACAGCGAGAACCGTGCAGATCATCCACTCGGGGCGAGAGAACTTGTGGTTGAAGCCAATCTTATCACAGGTCTCATTGGTGATTCGCTGGAAGGCGCGCAGGATCAACTCCGTCTGAATAGGAACAGGCGGAGGAGGCTCATCTGCATCGCCGATCGGGAATCCCTCGAGTGTCGCCGCCTTTCCTGCAACACGTGAGACCTTGCGGAAGAAGGGCGTTGAGCACGTTGCACATGCAGTAGGCTTATCGGCTCCCATACCACGAAGTTTCGCAACGAGGTCGCGAACATCCTTGAACCGTGCAAGACCGGACGAGGTCAGCTCATTGATCTGCTCCTCACCGAGAATCACATGTGAGCAATTGAGGCAGATAATGTTGGCCAGCTTCTCAATCCAGTCGAAGAACTGGTACAAGTACACGGGGCGTGCGAGCGTGATGTGACCGAAATGTCCAGGACAGAACTGGTTGGTATGCTTGCAGGTAGGGCATACTTTTCCATTCTCGATGACACCGAAGCGCGCGTCAAACACACCGTTTGCAACAGGTTGTCCAGACTGATATGTCTTGTCAGTAGTAACCTCCACGACACTCCGCTTGAGAATGTCGTCGGGGTTTGCAATGCCGAACTGAACTCCGGTAATTGTGTCTCCCATTTTACTTATTATACTGTTCTGTGTAAAGTATTCGTTTTCACTTGCGCATCTTTAGCGTTGCATTCCAAAAGTCATCATCCATGACAATGTGCTGAACATGCTCCTGATCGTAGAGAGCTAATGATACAATGAACGCTTCGTACTCATGACCAAGACGCTGTGTGAACTTACCGATATCACGAATGCGCTTTGTCCGAATGTATCGCAGAATATCGCGACAGATGACTTCAGTGACAAAAGGCTCTACATCCCTGTCTTTTAGATCGCGAACTGTGTCAACCCAATGGTCCATTACTTATAGATGTTAATCTTTATAGGTGCCGTGAACGTTTCTCCATTCGTCACATTGGCATCCGTAGGCACAAACTGATACTTATAGTCCCATGTAGTGCCATTGTTTGAGAAGTACTGTGATGTGAACCTACAGTGCGCTGCGGATGTATTGGTCGTGCCCATGAACTCATTTAGACTGACAACTGTCGTACTCGGAATGTTCGTAGGAATTGAATACTCTGTCGAGAGAGTGTTACTTGGCGTTGCGGAGAGAGCGAGAGACGCAAGTGATATCTGAGTTAAACTGAATGAAGAACCCCGTGTACCAGTCTGTCCTGTTGGTCCAGCTGGTTGCCATCCAGTAAGGCCAGTAGGCCCTGTTCGCCCAGTCGATCCAAGTGGACCCCAAAACCCAGCAGGGCCAGTTGGACCCGTTATACCTGTAGGTCCACTTATCCCACGTGGTCCAGTTGTTCCGATTGTACCCGGAAAACCGGTCGGACCAGTAGCTCCAGTGGGTCCATTTGGATAGCGGTAGTAGGGTAGGATGAGCTGTGATGCAACATCATATGTAGATTGTGCACAACTTTGACGCGTCCATAAGACCCCATCTGAGCTTGTGTATACGTAATAAGGTGAAAGTTCACTTACACCCCCAGCTACCCAGTATGCCCCTGTCCACGCGACTCCGTAACTCTCGGCTGGAAGGGTTTCTCCGCTCTGTGACTGTCCTTGCACGAATACAAAAAGACCGCATGGGAGAGTGACAAGACTCGGCGAATTCTTGCACGAGATCACCCATGTAGTGCCATTCCACGCAAGAGCCTGTGGAAACGACGTATATGGGAACTGAACGCGATACCATGTAGATCCGTCTGAACTCCAATACAGAACAGGCAGAGTTGTTCCAGAAGGACTATCGGTACCAATTGCAAGCCAGTAGAACCCATTCCACGCAACTCGAGTTCCGACAAAGTTATTGGGTTGGATCGTAGTCCACGATGCCAGTGTCGAACTAGCATAGATGCCCTGAACTCCAACACCTACCCAATAAGTTCCATTCCATGCAAGATGAGTAAAACGCGGAGCTCCTGACACCTTTGTCCATGTTGTACCATTCGTCGATGTATAGATGTTTTCATTGCCACCGACAGCCCATGTAGTTCCGCTCCATGCTACACAAGAGAGTGAGTCTACAGTGGCACCGCTTGCTGTAAACACAGTAGCCCAAGTTACGCCATCATAAGACTGTGCGATGTATCCCGCATTTGTATCTGTATTAAAACTGACACCAATCCAATAGGTTCCGTTCCAGGCAAGTTTTGACTGTGCCCCCAATGCAATGTTTGTTGCACTGTTATAGAAATTCCATGCATTTGTTGGTAGAGAAGGGAGAATCGGAGATTGAGCAACACCTGCTACGCCAGCGGAAGCAAGTGAATACGATGCAACACTTGGGATTACGAAACCAGAAACTCCGGTTGCACCTGTTGGACCCGTTGATCCAGTTAATCCAGTATCTCCATACCACCCTCGAAATCCAGTGAATCCAGTTGGACCAGTGTCACCTCGTGGTCCTGGATCACCAACCGGACCCTGTAATCCAGTATCTCCAAACGATCCAAAAAACCCGGTCGATCCACTCCAGCCCGTTTCTCCGGGTTGACCGAGACCAGTCTGTCCGGTAAACCCGGTCGGACCCGATGAACCCGTCATTCCTTTCATTGTCGGATCATACCATCCCATTGGACCACGCGGTGCTCTAGGTCCAGTTGGTCCAGTAAACTGACTGGCTATACCCTTTGTACCGACATCACCTGGAGTACCGCGTTCACCACGTATTCCAGTCGGTCCAAATGAACCAGTTGGACCGGTAGGCCCAGTGTTTGCAGTGGGTCCAGTACACCCTGTACTTCCGGTCCATCCAGTTCTTCCGGTAGGACCAATGGATCCAATGGACCCAGTCCAGCCAGTACTTCCAGTAATGCCTCGCAGGCCTATTTGACCGATTGGTGCGTTGGCTGGTCCTGTCCAACCTCTTGCACCATAGTCAGTATTGAGACCAGTGGGCCCAGTCGAGCCCTGTGGTCCATACACTTTCGTTCCAGTCCACCCAGTTGCGCCCGTTCCACTGTAAATTCCGGTAGGACCGGTCGATCCAGTTGGTCCTTTCGCGCTAGACCCAGTGAAACCAGTGGGTCCAGTGCCTCCAGTGGGTCCAGTGTCTCCTGTTTGTCCGGTGGGACCAGACGCACCATATCGATACGGATCACCATAGAATCCAGTTGGTCCAGTCGGCCCAATTGGCCCAATGAATCCTGAAGGTCCATATGATCCAGCTGGTCCAGGTATCTGAACAACGCTAGATGGCAATGGAACTAGATAAGTTCCAGAACCTCGATCGCTATAGGACATTCTGTTGTTACTTACTGATAGTAATAATACACAGTAAATTGATTACCGGGATTTGCAACTGCGGAATAAATGCCTGCATTGATAGCCCAAACAGTTCCAGTGTTCGACCACTGGAGACTTGTTAGTGATAGATTTGAAGAGGATGTAGTGTTCGAGAAGTTCCATCCTTGTGTAATCATATAATAGATATTTGAAACAGTTGTATTTGATGAATATGTATTCCAACCTGCACTGCCTGGATTTACTGTAATCGTAATGCTGCTTGGAGTGGTACCTGGTTGAATCGCTTTACTTGGCCCAGTAGGCCCAGTAAATCCAGTACAACCAGTCTGACCACTAGGACCCTGCGCACCTGGTAAACCCTGTGCACCCGTTGGACCCGTTGGACCCGTTGGACCACCTGTTCCATATGCACCAAGCCACCCCTGAATACCTGTGGGACCTGTGAATCCAGTTGGACCTGTACGGCCAGTACTTCCGGTGGGTCCAAGAATACCAGGTGACCCAGTCGGACCCGTAGACCCAGTCGGACCCGTAGATCCCTGTGGCCCCTGTGGCCCTGTTGGACCTGTCCATCCAGAGGGTCCAGTCGGTCCAGTTGAACCAGTGTTTCCAGTAAATCCAGTTCTTCCTGTCGGTCCAGTAAATCCAGTAGGTCCAGTAAATCCAGTTGTTCCTGTCGGTCCAGTTGATCCTGTGAATCCGGTTGGCCCAGTAGCACCAATCTTACCCGTTGGCCCAGTACATCCAGTCGAGCCAGTATATCCAGTTGCAGAGAGACCAGTAGGACCAGTTGGACCAGTGTTTGCACCCGTGCATCCAGTAGGACCGCGATCACCAATTTGACCGGGTGCGCCCTGCACACCGGGATATCCCTGTGGACCCTGTGGACCTGTCGGGCCAGTCGAACCTGTCCATCCCGTCACATAAGGACCCGTTGAACCTGTCGAACCCGTTGCGCCTGTCGCACCGGTGGATCCAGTGACACCTGTTGCACCAGTGGATCCAGTCTGTCCCGTTGGTCCCGTAGGTCCAGTTGGCCCTGAAGGCCCAGTGAATCCCGAAGGTCCCGTTGGTCCAGTTGGTCCAGTCATAGATGCCGTTCCAGCGGGTCCAGTCCACCCAGTGGGCCCAGTTGGACCAGTTCCACCCGTAGGACCCGTAGGACCCGTTGGTCCAGTATATGTAGATCCTGTCCAACCCGTTGAACCAGTAGCACCGGTTGCCGCAGTGGGTCCAGTCGTTCCTGTCCACCCCCTCGAACCGGTGAATCCAGTAAATCCCGTTGAACCTGTAGGTCCACTTCCAAATACATATCCCGGAGGACCCTGTGGGCCACGAAGTCCTTGAGGTCCGGTATAACCAGTAGGACCAGGTGGACCCGCTGGTCCAATAGGTCCTTGAGCAATATTAGGTGCACATGTGACAACTCCTACACCTGGAACGTAGGATGAGAGCATATTATCTATTCTCCAGAATAGAGACACGCTCTGCTAACTCTTTAAGACCCTCAATCAAAAGTGCCACAATGTTTCCATACGTTACACTTTTCAAGTCGTCAGTTACAACAACTTCGGGTAGAATCTTCTCGACTTCCTGCGCAATCAAACCGATCTTACGGGGCGTTTCGCCGACGCGATTGTAATATACTCCGCGTAGGGCATTGATTTTTTCCATTGCATGTTCGATATTGCTAATATTGGTCTTGACTCTTTGATCGGATGTAGCGCTGAAATCAGTCGCAGTTACAACACCTGTTGCAACTGTAAATGTGAATGCACCACTTCCATTCAACGATGTTGATGTGCCGTTTGCATACATAACATAGCCAGCGTTGTTTGCATTCAGCGTAAGTGGTCCCGGTGGCCCCGTGAATCCAGTTGACCCAGTAAACCCAGTTGGACCTGTTCCAAGTGGACCCGTTGGTCCCGTGAATCCAGTGAATCCGGTTGACCCCGTCATTCCTGTGAATCCAGTGAATCCGGTGAATCCAGTCGATCCAGTCGGACCTGTGAATCCGGTGGGTCCAGTGAATCCAGTGAATCCGGTGAACCCAGTGAATCCGGTGAATCCAGTCGATCCAGTCGGACCTGTGAATCCAGTGAATCCAGTGAATCCAGTCGGACCAGTTGCGCCTCCATCTCCGGGTACTAAAATTACTCCAAGCCAGATATTTCCTCCTTGAACTCCGCTAATTATCCTTGATCCATCTCGGGAACATGTGATATCAAAGCGATTATACGTTCCAGATGACACATGTGCTGTCCATGTTGTACCGCTATCCGTACTTGTATAAATGTTCGCACCTTCACCACCAGCAGCCAAAACATTTCCATTGGCTGACGAACATATACATCGCCAATTAAGTACCCCAGATGCCGTTGCCGCCCATGTAGCTCCTCCGTCTTTACTGGTGTAAATTTGTCCACCTAGTGTAGCAGCAGCTATCTTCATACCATCGGATGAACATGCGACACCCCTCGCCGACTGAGTGAACGATCGCTGTGTCCAGTTAAGACCATTGTCAGAACTAGTGTAAATGTTGTACGTTGAGTCTGCAGCAACCAACCTTGTTCCATCTGCAGAGGATGCGATAGCCTGCCAATCTACTGATGCTGAATTGGTTCTACGTGTCCATGAAAAACCGCTTCCACTGTCTGTACCTGTAAAAATATTATAAAACCTTGGAGCAGCGGCCAACTTTGTTCCGTCCTGAGAGGATGTGATCTTATACCATTCCCGAGAACCCGCTGATGTTTGCTCTGTCCATGTAACGCCGCCATCTCCACTGGTGTAAATATATCCAGGAGAGACCGCAGCAGCCAACTTTGTACCGTCTGCAGAAGATGCTATGCAAGTCCAACCCCGACTTCCAGACCCCGTTTGTTGTGTCCACGTATCACCACTATTTACACTTGTGTAGATGTATCCGCTGTAGACTACTGCGGCTAACTTTGTTCCATCTGCTGATGACGCGAAGCCGTTCCAGATACGAGATCCCGATGATGTAAGTTGCAACCAATAGGGTGGAGTATTCCCTTGTGATCCAGTGAATCCAGTTGGTCCTGTGGGTCCAGTCGGTCCAGTAAACCCAGTCGGACCTGTGAATCCCGTGAACCCAGTGAATCCGGTGAATCCAGTCGATCCAGTCGGACCTGTGAATCCAGTGAATCCAGTGAATCCAGTCGGACCTGTGAATCCGGTGAATCCGGTGAATCCAGTGAACCCAGTGAATCCCGTGAATCCTGTGAACCCGGTAGGACCCGTACAACCCGTCGATCCTGTTGCACCTGTGTTGAACGAATATCCAGGAATTCCCTGAATTCCCTGAACACCAATAGGTCCCGGTGGACCAGTGAATCCTGTAGGACCCTGTATACCCGTAGGTCCAGTTGATCCTGTATTAGCTGCCCATCCATCTAATCCACGAAGACCTGTAGGTCCGGCAGGACCGGTAACGCCAGTAGGGCCGGTCGAACCAGTAGGACCTGTAGGACCTCTAATTCCTTGTGGACCAACTTGCCCAGCTGGACCCTGTGTCGCATATGGAACTGACATTGTTCTATCGCAGTGTAAAAAGTATTTGATTGTTGGCGTACTGTAGATTAGATGTCATCTACATCCACCTCGTCCTCCTCGTCGAACTCGATCCCGTCATGCACATCCGTGTCAGGGGCTCCGGCCTTCACAAACAGGCGAGGATCTGCATCCTTCACAATGTTCCTGTAGCGGGCAATCTGTTGGTCTGAGAACACAGAGAGAATCCGATGCGTCGCCATACCACCGAGACCAGTCTCCTCGAAGAGTACGACACTTCCAACGTCCACCCAGACGTCTTTCTTGCCTCGTCCGCGCATGCCTCCGCGAAGAGGTGCCTGAACGAGCTTGTCGACAGGTCTTTCCTTTCCTTCAATCGTCTCCTTTTCAATGTAGAACAGTTCCATTCGTCCATCACCTAGTCGTCTCATCACTCGTCCCACGTGGACGTCATCTAGCTTCTCATCGTCGAGAAGATCGTCGAGCATCTTGTCGCCGATCTTGTTGTTCTGCTTGGTCTTGTTGGATTCAGAGTTGCGTTGAGAGCGGTGGCCGGAGCCTCCAGTCATATTGCGAGGCATCTTGTACAGGTGCTACCTCTTACCTAGAGAGACAGAGGATTCGTTTTCCGAAAACGGATTCCGTTGGGTCACGAACTAGACTTGAGCCCCCCAAAATGCAGTCCACTATCAACTTCGCCCTTGCCAATGCCTTCGCCAAGCTCAACCTATCTTCAGACCTCGCAGACCGCACGATCGCCTATTTGTGGCGACCAATCACTCCACCCAAACAGGAGCCCAACATCGACAAACTCAACCGCCAGCATGTTCAGCGGTTCGAACAAATGGGCGGCACCGATCCCAAAGCATTCCTCACATATCTTAACAATCTCAGCCCAGATGCCTTCAAGGCGGTTTCGCCGGTCGAGCACATGGAGGACTTCCTCCAACCACAGGTACCACCGGAAGATGATGACGAATACCTCGCAGAGGTCAGCTATCATCTGCGCACATACGATGTCGGTGTCAAGACACATCGCGTCTATGAATTGCGCGGGGGTGTCCACGTGTTCGTGGGTATGCTCGGCATGAACGAGTTCAAGGGCATGGTGATGCCTGAGCTCGAGTAAATAATCACATCACCTCAAATAATACTTTTTTGTTCACAGCATAGTTCGGACGCAGTCTGTACAACAGGGGGGCGTTCCAAAGCAAATGTACCGACCTCAAACGGAGTCGAGTGGTTGTTGATCGCAGCTGTTGCTGCATCAGCTGTGACCTTTTCACGTAAGAATGATGTGTACGAAGCTGCATTTGGATGATTATGATTGATCACTGCTCGCGATACGACAAATGTAATAGTGAGTGAACTTGCTCCAACTGAATTCTGTGCATAGATGGTGACAGGAAACGTTCCTAGATTGACACTTAGCCCAGAAATGGTTGCAGTTGCTACATTCCATGTCATTCCTGGTGGAAGAGTCGAAGCCAGGAAATAGGCTGCATCTGAACCCGCTGCAAACGTAATGGGTGTAATCGAGATGTATTGATAGATCAAATAGTTTGTCACGGCCGGCGCAGTAAATGCCGGACCATTCGGAGTTGTTCCCATATAGAGCACTGGGTTCACTGTTGGAGTTGGGCCGTATTGCGGAATTGGAAACGTGTACAAATCTGGAGTATCTGTACCGGCTGAATCTGAAAATGTTACTGGATTAGATGTCCATGTCGATAGATTCGAAAGAGTTGATCCAAGTGCATCATGTCGATACAGCACGAATGACTTATCGACTCCGTTTACAATGTTCGTACCTGTTTTGGCGAAAATGCACCACGACGTCCCATCAAACTGAATTGGACCAATGGTTGTTAAGGACAACGGAACAGCAGCCCAATTCGATCCATCAAGCGAATACTTGACACCAGGTACATCATCCACACCACTTGCAAGCCATGAACCTGGTCCATATACAACGTTGCATGTAACCGTTGTAAAGGCACCAGTTGCGTTCGACCACGCTATTCCATTCGATGAATACTGTATTGTGCTTGGACCATTTCCAGAGGCGATGGCGAGGACAGGACTTACTGCGATACTGAGAACATTTGTCAATGTGCAGTTCGTACCGATACATAGTTGATTGTTATTTTCAATGGGAACGGTAGGCAGTTGAGAATAGACAAGTTGGTTTCCTCCGATCAACAGGTTTGATGAGAATGCGCGCATTACATATTGAGAATTTGGGTTCAAATTGGCACCGGGTGTAGTTCCATATGTCTTGTTACTTGTCCAGGTTGATAGGTTCGAAGAGAAGTAAATAGATTGGCCATCTGTATTATTGTATGTGAATGCTATCCATCTAGAAATAGATGACATATATGTGACGTTGTAAATCGAAGTATCCTGAATTGATGTGTTTGAGAACGAGGTTCCATTTGTTGAGAATAAAATATTCGGTGTTCCGTCTGCAATCACCATCGTAGATCCACGCGACTCGAAACTGTGAGGAATCGAACTTTTGCTCGCGATCATGTATGCATTGATGGAGGACTGGTTTTCATCATCACGACCAACCTGCATGGAAGACTGGATCTTAAATATGGTCGGACTAGTTACATCCGTTACACCAAATACAGTATTGAACTGACTTGCAGTTCCAAGCATTCCATACATTGTTACAACCGACCCAATCCTAAGACCATGTGCAGTCGCCGTTGTAATGGTCACAGTACCTCGCCCGTTAATTGACACAATCGTATTGATCTTGATAAGGATGGATGAATTAACAAATGAAAGTGTCCCGTTATCCCTGTAGATATTGTAACTGCTACCCGACCAGCGCAACGTGAACCGATTGATCAACTGTGGGGTTGAGTTCGAAAGACCAATGATCGTTGGAATTGAATAAGGTCCGATATATGCAGTCAGAGTCGTGTATGCTGGGAGAATGATATCAGGATATACACATGCACCAAGAGTTCCACCGACATTGGTTGTCGTTGCAGTGAGTCCGTACGTATAGTTGGAAAAGGATACGGTTAGCGTAGATGGGGGTGTGTAACCGCTAATTGATTGAATGGTGAACGGTATATTCACAGCAGTATTCGGTATAAGAATATTTGAGATCGGGCTACTCACCAAATGAATTGTATCTCGGAGAGTACTGTATTGATATTGAGAAGAAGGCGGAGATAACGTTGAATAGTTGTTTGTTGCAATGATACCATTGAGGGCTGTAAGAGAGCTTGAGTTCGAAGGCGTACCTTGAAGCGTTCCACCTGGTGTCATATATAGCCCAATCGGAAAACTTGATGAATTCGTAAAATATGTCACCGGAGTACCGCTTTGAGTTGTAACTGAAAACTGAATTGGGGTAATCGGAACATTCTGGGTCCATGAGAATACGTTACTAGATGCAGAAAATGCAAAGACATCGGGTGCAGTTACATATGGAGTAGATCCAGTTGCAGTTGCGCCATCTGTCGTAGTGACTGTAACCGAAAGAATTCCAGATCCATCTGTAGTTGGTATTCCACTAACAATCACAGTCGTGTCCGATCGTGTTGCAAGTAAACCCGGTGGAAGACTAGACGATACGGTGATATTGCTGGAAAGGGCGCGATATGCATCGGATGCAAATGTGAATGTAATGGGAGAGATGGCTTTTCCCACGATAAAAGAAGTTGACGGTACATTCGATGTAACAGACACTGTAACCGGGATTACGGTAAGAGTTAGACTAGCAGTTCCACTTGATGTCGCGTTACTTGCCGTAATCGCAAAACTGTTTGACCATACAGTCGTAGCGGTTCCGCTTAAGACACCAGTAGAGCTAAGCGTAAGACCTGGAGGAAGGGGAGACGTAGATGAATACGTCGGAGCGTCACCTGATGGAAATGAGACGGCAGTGAATTGAGCTGAGTTTGACACTCCAAGATAGAATTGATTACTGATCGTCGAGTTGGTAAAGTAGATAGAGGTTGCATAACTAAATGAAATCGTGGCCGTCGTCGTAAGCAACGTGGGTGCAAGAATCGAAGCCTGTATCGATGTAGTAAACGATGTTATAGTACCGGGATATGTAGGAGTTCCTACTACATTGACAGGATAGGGTGCGGATACAGTTTTTGACGGTACGGGTAGACCGTTTACTAGATCCAATCCAAGACCTGGTGGTAGGTTTGTAGCAGTGAACGTGACAGATCCAGTGGCAGTCGTAGGTACTGTTACACCAAATAGCGAAGATGCAAATGGAGTCCCCAATGTCAAGGGTGTAACTGTGGGCGGTGTAATAACTATCCGTTGATTTGAAACTAGAATGGGCAGAGTTGTGGTCACAATACCGCCTGTTGTGTTGGATCCGAGAATAAGGTAATTGCTGCTCGCAGCGACAATAGTAGGAGTTCCAGAAAGAAGCCACGTGTAGCCATCAAATGACGGGTTTGTAATTGTCAGTCCCAATGGGAGAGCTGGTGTGGGATATGCAATCGATAACTGAATTGGAGAGAGAAATGTAGTCGAAGGTGCTGTTTCGTTCTGGTAGAGAACGAGTGAAGTGATAGGAGGTGTCAACTGAAACCTCCCACCGTTAATTACGATGCGATAGGTCTTCGTCGAACCAAGTGTAGCCGATAACGTTTCAAATGGACTCGTAGTTTGAAACCCCTTAGTTGAGCTAAACACGAGATTGCCCGATGAATCGCGACTGCAAAAGGAAGAAAGAGTTCCAGAAGCTATCACTGCGGAGCCGCCTGTAAACGTGAAGCTGAATGCCTCATATTTATAGAAGGTGTTTACTGCTTGATCTGTTATAGTGGACGTACCGTTCGGGTACGCGTTGGATGAAACAGTAAATGACATCCCTTACTTATGTACTAGGAACAGCTTTCGTAGATCTCTTACGTTTAGGTTTTACAACTGGTGGGGCTGGAGCTGGAGCTGGGGCTGGTTCAATCGGCGGCGCCGTAGTCAGTTCCGCGAACTTCTGTTGGGCCACTTCCATCGTCAGGTCTCGATACACCATATCGAGTTTCAATCTCAAAAGGTTGGAGTTGACTTGCATACTCTTCACTGTGAATGTTTCGTGTAGCCGAGTACCATACCATCGGAGTAAAGGGTATGCGCTTCTCTTCAGGCTTGTCCTTGTTCAGTTCATACTGATTCTGTAGAAACCATCCAAATCCACCAAGCACGAGTACTAAGACGACGAAGCTGAAGATGAAGGAGGTCGACTGAACAAGTTCGGAACGACGGGCGAGGAGGGCTGATTCGATCCCTCCGAGATCCGCAAGCCCTTGCATTGTTCACCGGGAGGAATCCAAACGACGTGAAGAAACGACAAGGAAGCCCGAACCCATGCATCGGAGACACATGAACAGACTCGAATCCGCTTTGGATGAACAGATACAGACCGAATTACGTCATGCATTTCCCGGCGACTTGACATATGTAAGCATACATCTTGAGTTGTTGTGTATCGAAGCAGAGATGAATCCATTACGCAGAAGAGTGTAAGCTCTGTGTATACGGGTTACTCTTGAATGCATCCAGCAGACCAGGCTCCGCAACGCGATCAAACTGAACACCCTGTCCGACCGGCTCATCGTACTTGACAGAGCCCTGTGACGCCGCAGTCGGTGCCTGCCCACCACGTCCAACAAGAGGTGACTCGAAGTTGCGGTAGTTGATGTGAGTCGATTCATCGCGATGAGTCATCGTAGTGTACGCCTCAGGTCCAGAGTTGACGGCCTGCATGCCGCCAACAGGTCCACCAGGTGCCGGGCGCCCTTCTGCTGTCAGCTTCATGAACTGCTGGTATGGCTCCGTGAAGGAGCGAATGTATGACTCATTGCCACCCGTGCTCTTACCCAGAGGACCAACGAACTGGGCAGCAGTCTCGGGGCGGTTCTGGGTCTTCATGATGAACTCCGGATACACAGATGAAGCCTTCTGCTGCCCAAGTGTCGTATTGAGGTGCGGCAGGGAACCGTCGCCGTTCTGCAGGACCTGAAAGCGATCAGGGCGGTTCTTCTTGACGGGTGCCTGAAGACCCATCTCCTTGACCTTGCGTGCACCAGGAACAGGCTCTGCGTGGTAGGTGAGCTTGGGCTTTGTCGCAACACGGATCTCATCGGTTGTCTTCGGGAGCTGGTACTCACGTGACTCGATGCCCTGATTGAAACCACCCGATGGAAGGTTCGTGTATCCATCATTGACACCGGGTCCGACAAGCACTCGGTCGATTGGGAATACGTTCTTCATTGCGAGACTCGTAACCTGACGATCCTGCTCGAAGTCTGTTTCGACCTGTGTCTTCCAAGGACGGCCACGTCCCGCCTCTGGCTCAAAGAATGCACCAGCCTCTTCCTTTCGGAAGAATGTGCTCTTTCCCATACCGGTGTACTTATCGAGAAGACTCTCGTGACCATCTGAGAAGGTCGTCTGCGTGCGGTTGGCACCAAAGAACGGTACCATGTTGTTGTGTCCGGTTGCGGCCTGAACGACTGACATCTCCGAATCATTCTGCGAGGTGTACAATTCCTTACCGACAATTTGATCGCTGACAGCATCTGGGCGGCGCTTGGGCGTAGCCATCGCATAGCCAAGTGCTGCGAGGCCCATAAGGAGAACGACGTCCATTTACGTATTTCAACGGACATTATTTGGAGTGGTGTTCACGTATTTCTCCTGACGTACCGACTGATCAGAAGTAAATGGCCTTACGGCATGGGACTGTGGGCGGTAGAGTAGCCAGGCAAACCGGTTGACTTCTTGTCCCGATGTAGGGGGCACGGTTACAGTCTGCTGAGTAGCCGTTCTCGAAAACGATGTAAGGGAAGGCAAGACTGAATCCATTGTTTTCTTCGTAAGAAACAATTGGATGGACTCTACGGATCTATGGTCATTCCTATTTCCACCTGATGTATGGACACCCATCGGCGAGTTCATGTGGTCAACCGTGTCGACTGCATTCGTATTTGGTGCCGTTTTGTTCTTCATCTATCTCGGACTCATGTATGCGGATCTGACAAAGGGTATCAAAGGAGCATGGAATCCTTGGGTCATTTTTTGGATTCTCGTCATGAACATTCTCATGTTCTTCATTATCTCATGGTGTTTGGGTCCGATGACTCTTTCTGGTTTTGAACTCTATTCATCAACACCGAATACATGTGTCGGAGATACTACATCGGAGGGAGGCCTTTGTTATCAAAACTGCAAGCCGGGATATCACGGGTTTGGCGTGAGATGCTACGCAGATACACATGAGATTGGAGTGGGTACAGTGTTAGGACTTGAACCTTGCCCAGATAATACAGATGGACAAGGTGATTGGGTGAACATGGGACTAACTTGCACTCGTTGGAAGAATCAATGTCACTATTGGGGTACCGATATCATTGGGCACTGGTGGACTGGGTGCGTGGAGACAGTTGGACGTCTTGATCACGGTGGCCAATGTCCGGGTCCACAGGACTTTCCAGGAAAGAACTATGATGCCGAGATCAAAAACTGGAAGCGTGCGAATGAAAAGCCCGACCCCGTGATTGATCCGGTGACGAAGAAGATGGAAACAGCTGTTCAGGCGAACCAAGCTGGTCACAAGACATGTGCTGATATCGCAACCGTTGGTTCAGACATGCATACAGAGCGTATCGATGGGTTGTGTTACAAGAAATGTCCATCGGATTATCCGGAGCACGTTCCTGGTATGCCATATTTATGCTACAAGGGTGGTGAGTTATCTTATGATCGCGGCGGTGGTAAAGTACCGCCTATCATGAGAATATTAGGGAAGTATCCGTTTCCTTTTTAATTACCAATCATTGCCCCATCCACCATAATCGCCACCATATGTATATTCTTGAGCCGGCGGCACGTACTGAGGCGGTGGCACGTACTCGTCCCGTGTCATAGGCGGCGCATACGATTGACCTCCTGGAGGTCCAGGTGGACCCTGAAGTCCCCGTTCGCCCCGTTCGCCCCGTTCGCCATCCTTTCCAGCAGGTCCAGTTGCTCCAGCCGCAGCCGCTGCACCATCTCGTCCAGGTTCGCCCCTATCTCCCTTATCACCCTTGTCACCCTTAACACCCGTTGGCCCCTGTCCACCCTGTGCTCCATCGCGCCCCTGTGTGCCCTGAATACCCTGTGCACCAGTGGGACCGGCAATATTGCTTACACCAGGTACACCCTGAACGCCCTGAGGTCCTGTTGGGCCCATTTCACCTGGTGCACCCTTTTCACCGATAAGACCATACGGTGATCCAAGTGGAAGACCAGTTGTCGCAGTAGTCTGACCAGGCAGTACCTCCATAGCTGGAAAGTACTCGCGCATAGTAAAGTTTTCTGTCACCTGGTTCACGAACTGTTGACCAGCAGAAATCGTGTTGGTAACGGGTGTAACAGGAGATCCAGACCACATCGACCTAGAGTAAGGATCAAGATTGAACGACTTAATCATTGCCTTGAACTTGGTAACGGCCTCACTAAATGCAGTAGGGTCCGTTCCAGGTAACGGTGTGGGAAGCTTGATATTCCCCTGTGGCTTGATACCGTAGCAGTTGACACCAAACTTGGAGTTCGGGTCGAAGTAACCACCGTTCACACCCGGACGACCGCATGCAGTGCGCTTTGCCTGGTCGGTTTCCTGCTGCAGAGCATCCCATGTGCCTTTCTGGGTGGGATAGAGAGCCATGCCGCCCGCAGACCAACCGTATCCACACCACTCAGCTCCGTGATTGTATGCCTCGATGATCTGCTCAAGCGTTGCAAGCTGAGAATCATATGCAGCACAGACCGCCTGTGCATCATTGTACGTGAACTGATTGTCAGCAACATGGAACACCTCGCTTCCGAGCATGACATTTGTGAGCGAAGATGCAGCCTGGCCAACCGGCTGCGTAGGCTGAGTAACGGGCTCAGACGTAAGAATGTCTGCAGCGATGAATCCGTAGGTGTAGAGCAGATAGACACCCATGCTCAACAGGATCCACAGCACTCCGACTGCAAGTACTGATCCTGTCGAGAGGATAGTGAAAAAGGTTAAAAATAAAGTGACTCCTAGTCCGATAGCAAAGGTGACGCCAGCGTCCATTTCCTTATTCTTTGAGGCGATAATAGAATAGCAGACGCATATTATCTGACAGGGGGAAGTGGAGCGGGCCGTGATCACGAAGAGTGAAATCATCATATTCTGTCCAATTCTTACCTGGTGGCATGTCACGACCATATGTCCACCAATGACCACCGTTGAAGCATACAACTGCGAACATTGCATACTTCTGCCCATTGAGGACCAAGACTGTCGTATATGAGATCGACGTATTCGGTGTCGTTACATGGAACATGAAGACCTGAGGAAACGATGACATGAGAAGCTGCTTCGTACATCCCTTGCTCTTGCACTTTTCACATGTCCAATCGGAAATCACAGTGGGTGTCACAGCATGCATCACGCAGTCCGTGAGACTCTGCTTTCGCTGAGTTGGGTTCACTGAGAACTCAATCAATGAGTCAGTATTCGTGTCCTTGTAGGAGCAGGATGGATTATTGCACTTGATGGTGTTTGCGATCTTGAATCGACAGAGCTTATCGAGAAACGGTAGCTTGTCACAGAGGAACTCGAGTAGTTCGTGAGAATCTCCAATCCCTTCTCCTGCAGGCATGACGGCGGACTTAACACAATCGTAGAATGGCTTGAGACCCTCTTCACCTTTTGTTGTCCATATTTCTTGAAGTGCTGAATCTACAGGTGATGACTCCAGAGCCGCTTGTGCAGTATAGCGAGTCTGGACATCTGGAATGCGAAAGATAGCTTGAAGAGTTGCATTGACCCAACAGGACCCGCGTTGGTTACGAAGTCCGAAGGAAGTCATCTTAATTTTGAAAGGCAGAGAAATCTGCTAAGAATGGAACGGGATTCGTTTTCTGTGATCCATTGGCGAGTGAGTAGCTCGTCGACTGAATGTACGGGTTGGGGTACAGGTCCATATCACCCGGAACACGGGATGTTACAGCATATGCATTGGATGGTTCAGAACCGGCAGATCCGTAGCTCGGTAACATGCTGATATCCCAGCTATTTGACCCCATTCCAAATCCGGGTTCAGATCCAGATCCATCGCCCGGTCCATACAAAGATGGTGCAGGACGAGATGAGTTATTCGAAGTTGAAGAAGGTGCAGCACCCGGTCCTCCCCAGTTCGGTCCATTCACAGGCAGTTTTGTACCCGACCACGTTCCTTTTGGCTTGTAGGTAAAGGAAAACGTATCGGGAGGACTGTTTCCGTACGTATTTCCGGTCATTCCTGCAGCTGCGGCACCACCTGTATTCTGACCAGTTGCAGGTCGGCGAGAGAATGGACCACGAGGACCAAAGACTGGGCCTGAAGTTGATCGCGAAGTTACATCTCTCTCGGCCGATTCGTCTATAGGGGGCGGTAATGCACCATTGTCCGCATCCTGAACAGAGCGTAGAATCTCTCCGTATGATGTTGGATCGGGTGTGGCCGTGTCAGCAACACATTTGTTTATGGAATAATGATACCCTGTAGGACACGAGGGACTTGATGCAACATTCGATGCATTCAGACAGTTTGTCCCATCGAACGTTGTTCCGTCTGGACATGTAGGTGGTGGACTTAACGTATTGTTCACACCCTCGCGAAAGGAGAGAGTATACATCAAGACAAGCCCTAAAAGGGCAAATAGGAGCCACTTCCTCATTGTGTCTACATAACATTTTCGGCACACCGGCAAACAGAAGCGGGACGGGGGCCCTTCCATCGAACAGTTGGATCGTACCATTGACCGGTGTTGAACGGTCTTGTTTGAGTAACGGGTGCATAATCCCCTTCGGAGAACCTTGTAGACAGAAATGGATTCGCTCCTGTGTAGCTCGCCTCTTCGCGCGTCCGAACTTCGTCCCGTCCCATACGCGGGGTGAGGTTCTTCTCAGACGGTGCAAACATCTGTGTTTTGCCCTCTCGACTGGCAGCCGTTCCAGTTTCGTCAATATGGAATCCATCCATGATGAGCGTCTTGATAGATGAGTTGTCTACACCTGCAACTGTTCCCGCTGACGAGGCTAAAAATGTATTGACCTGAGCCTCAGATGGCTTCGTATCTGCTGGAACGTATACAGTGTCATAAAACGCTGCCAACACTGAAATATAATCAGGGATGACTGCATTGATCGGGGCGACTGCGCGTACACGGCTCTCCCATGCGGAACACGATGAAGTCACACACGGTCCCGATGATGGACATGTGCATGGACGTGTTACATTGGTGAATTCAGTGTCCGTGAAATGTTCAACCTGTAAGGCAGCAAGTAGGATCAACAGTCCAATCACGAGGAGGACCCACTTCATTGTATTGAGCAAACATCGTTTGTCTGGGGCGCGGGCACGGGTGCTGGTGTGGGTTGTGGCTTCTTTTCGCGAATTCTAGCAGGTTCAGCTGCATCTTCTACAAAGAGCCCCTGCTTTACCGCATCTTCTGACGCTTTCGCACCTTCCCATTGATCGGACAATGCATCAAACCGCGCCTGTGTTGTGGCATCACGAGGTTTGAACTCAAGAAATCCCGTAGGCGTCGTGTTCTTTCCAGCAATGGATTCTACATAGGGAGCTGGGCGAATCGGTGGGCAACCGAGCGCCTCCTGGTACTGCTGAAACTGACCAAGTGTCTCGAACTTCTTCATATCACCCGTTGCGCGTGAAATTCCAATCCATGTCTTGTCAGCAGATTGGTTCAACTCATCCAAGCACGCCATTTTCTAGGTGTTGATATAAATATGAGCGCGTTCGTACCAGTTCGCGATCAATTTCTTGGAACTGAAAAGTCATCCATTATGGGCGGCGTTGAGAAGCGTCTCAAGCGTCGTCCACTGTTGGTCCTGTTTTACATGGATGGCTGCATGCACTGCGAAGCCAATAAGCCGAAGTGGGATGAGTTCAAAAGGAAGCACTCCAACATCGCAGTCGAGGAGATTGAGTCTGCCGACGTTCCTTCAAGTGAGCGCGTGAATGGATTTCCGACGATGAAGTTTAAGCCTCGTAAGGGACGGGAGCGTGTGATTTCTGGTCAACAGGAATCAGCGAGTGAGATCGAGAGGAAGTTCGGTCTGGTCAACAGTCTCACCCGGCGTCGTTCCCGTCGGCGCAGTCGCCACGTCAGCCGCCGGCGTCTTGACCATTGAACCCTTTGCTACCACATACCCCTCGTTGAGCAGCTTACCAGAGGCTGCACCCTTTCCGAGAAACTGAAGAAGACCCTCATGATCATCCACCGGCACCGTGTAGAAGTTTCGCTGCGCACTCATGAGCTGAAAGACATCCGTCGTGTCCATATACATGTTCGACGTCTGAGCAAACTGCTTGTTCACCTTGTCACGAACCGACACATCCGTCGGGTCTGCGGGCGGAGGCTTCTTGGGGTTCTCATTGATATCAACTAAGGTCGGGTTCATGAACGGGTTCTGCTGCGTAGGAAGTGTCAGATCCGTGCCAGTGTACCCGCTCACCGCTGTCCCCATGCGAAACGGCTCGGTGATCTTTTTGGCATTTGGGTACAGCTGGTGAAGGGCCACCGTCATTGCCATCACGACCGGGACATACACGAAATACTTCACTTCCATCGAGCACAGGAACAGGAGAAAGCTAAGATAGACTGTAAAGCGAACCACAGAATTCAAAGCATCATCAACGCTCATTCCCGCAGTCGGCACGAATGCATACCACGTGTCTGGGCGAAACAGAATGCTTGGATCCGAAAACCAGAATGTCATCTCTTATCTTCACCTGCGACCTTTTTCACGCAGTTTACGCTGGAGGCGGGCCTGCATACGTGCACGACGAGCCTCCGGAGAGTTTGACATAATCTGCTCGGCCGTGTTTCCAGTTGCCGGACCTTCGCGCGCGACACCGACCATCTCATTCATGTACTTTCCGAAACTAGACTGAAACTTTGCCTTGAGCGTCTCGATCTCACGGATCAGTTCGTTCTGGTTAATGCGACCAGCCTTGACTCGCTCCTCGAGCATTGACTTGACCTGCTCCATGATATGGCGAACCGCCTGGCTTCGCTCGGGATGCTGAAGAGCCTCCAAGATCTCCTCAGGTCTCTCGAAGTCAATTCCAATATCATCCAGCTTGATCGACGCAGCAATCTCACCGACGATTGAAGCTAACCTGGTTTTCATGAGAAGCTCAAAGATCTCAGTCAATGATGAGCTCGTATCCTCCGTTGCGAGAATCTTCAGAATCTCGCTCGTATCACCGTGTGTCTCTGGTAACACATGCTTCATGGCCTCCATGACCTGCGCAACCTTCTCACGGGGATCACCACGAAGGAAGGAGAAGATCATGACCATATGAAGACCCTTCCAATCCTCTTCGGTTCCTTCCCATACGACACGCATGTCCACATCGGGAAAGATCTGAACTGCATCGGTGCCTCGAAAGAGTGAGTTGTCGCGCTGCATGAGCTTAGCGGCATGTGGTGTGAGCGCGTCTGTCAGCTGAGTGTATAACTCGTCTGACGCACGTGGAAAGTTAATGTCCGGGTGCTTGTCCTTCAAGGACTTGATGAAGGCACGGAGATGATCCATTATTAAGTCTACTTACTCTTATTTCCAAAGCGGGACGCGAAGGAGCGGCGGTCTGCATCGCTCAAACAGATACATCCAGCACCCGATGAGAAGGGGGAAGGGCAGCACTCGGGTCCAATCTTGTTGTTCATGAACTGACCAAGTGCCGTGTCGTCTGCAACATCATACGGCAGCTCGGGAACAGGCTTGGCCTGGCTGCCCAGAATAGGAGAAGTACCTGCCATCGGAGTCAGCTCAACGTCGAGGGGCGCCATCTTGTCGCTCGGGAGCGTAAAGGTCTCGACGCCGCCGCTCATGTCCGTAAAGCGGAGAAGGAGCCCGACCAGCACCGCAGCGAGGAAAAAGGCGAGAATAACAGGTGTACGATTCATTATTTGAAGCCGGGAAAAAACGGATTCCGAGACGGCTTGGAAATCCAATCTCAACATGGAGTCCCTATCTCTCGTAGAGCTCAAGAAGCTCGCTAAGGAGCGCCGCATTAAGCAGTACTACATCCTTAAGCGGGTCCAATTGATCCAGATCCTCAGTCTACCTGAACTCCCGAAGTCATTCATCATCGAGAAGATGACGATCGCCCAACTTCGCGAGGAGGCCAAACGAAAGGGGGTGCGTGGATTCTGGACGCTTCGTCGCGAGCAGTTGGTCGAGCTTCTGTTTCCAACCGAAACGACCGAACCTGTGAAATTTGTCTGACGACATGAATAAAGTATGAAGCTCTCGTCTCAAAAGATTGTCCGACTGGGAATGGTGCTGGTTGGAGTTGTCGTGGTCTATTCCCTTTTTTCATCCTACTCATCTGCGAAGGGTGCCGTCCTGGACAAGGCGGAGGAGCTCGGTGGCAGTGGTTCGATGGCACCCCTGTCGGGACAGGGCCCCCTGTCGGTTGGAACCTCATCAGTCGGCGGTAATGCCCTGTCGGTTGAGGATGTGCAGGGCCGCACCCCGTCGTCCCAGCAGACGTACACCCAGAACGTGCTGTCGTCGGGTGAGCTCCTCCCTAAGGGTGAGATCGGTGCATCGTGGGCCGCCGTGAACCCGGTGGGTAGCAAGGACATGGATGGCCAGAACTTCCTTCAGGCCGGGTACCATGCGAACATCAACATCATCGGCATTGCGCAGCACAACCGCAACCCGACCTATGACATCCGCGCCGAGACGCCGAACCCGCAGTCGAAGGTTGGCCCGTTCCTGCAGACGACGATTGACCCGGATCCGTTCCGCGCCAACCGTGCACTGGAGGGCCTGTCCGCTTAAACTCGCAGTGATACATAATGTTGTCGGTTGCAGCGGCCGTCGTTGGGGTCGTGATCATCTCTCAAGTAATGGGACCCGGAAACACAGTGCGTATGACGGGTCCAGATGGACATGACTATGATATGCAGAACTTACCAAACAAGGAAGAAGCAGTCACTCTCATGTCAAAGATACGAGCTAACTTAACCAAACTGCGCAACTCATATGCAGATGAACCTGCACTTATGAATGACCCTCCTGTTGCTCGGTTTGTCGCGAGGTATCAGCCTGATGTCTTTTCGGAGAACGAGATGAGTTCTCCAGATACATCGTATTCGGAGAACAAGGGACAGCGAATCGTTGTATGTCTTCGCGATAAGACGAAGCCACCGCAGTATCCACTTGTCGACATCAATACGATCATGTTTGTGATGCTACACGAGATGTCGCACTTAATGACTGAGACAATCGGACATACACCCGAGTTTTGGGAGAACTTCAAGCGAATCCTCCACGATGCAGTCAAGATCGGAATCTACACGCCGGTGAACTACTCCCATCGGCCGCAGCCATATTGCGGGATGATGATTACGGACAGCCCCCTCTGAGAAAACCTAAGTCAATTATAATGTCAAAGTCCGTGCCCGTCGCGGGAACAGGATCTTCCATATCATTCTTTGAGGATGATACACTAGAAACTGTGCGTCAACACATTGCGGTCGCGGTCAACAGTCACCCCGATCGACTGTTTATCGAGATCAATCTTCAGCTTCACGAAGAGTACTACGAAGACCCTCGCAACTGGGATGCGTTATTTCTACGTATGTCCGTAGACGGTGTGCGTCTCGATACTGGTCTTTTCAAGTATTACCTTGAGAAGATCCGTCCTGGAACAGCTGTCAAGGAATCTGCATGGTCTCGCGAGGATTGGAACGGAAAGCCAGATGCATTGTCTGAACTCTTCTCACCGGGTGCAGGGTTCTCAGAGTGGAGGGTCTTTGGTGTTGCAGGTGAACGGTCTGTCGTCCTACCGCTTCCGCCGAAGGAATCAGCACTTGCATCCACTCGCATTCCAATCGGAAACATGCAGCTTCTGTTTGAGACACTCTATACCGATGTCAATGAGTTCAGGGCTACCGAAGGCAAGGATACAACGCCCGGTATTCGCCGCATCTACTTTCCACTGTTCCGCGAAGACACGCCCAATCGCCTCACCGATTCCGCAGTCCGTTCGCTCCGCTCAAACGCCGATCAGTTGAAGAAACTACTTGCCCTTGATGTTCCTGAACCGAAGCCTTCCATTCTTCGTGCAAAGTGGTACCTCCCTCTCGTAGAGACTGCGTTCACTGCACCCCGCGCACGGTTTGAACAGATGTTCTACGGGCTGACTCTGTCACCCAAGACTCCATATGTTGGTTACTTCACATCAAAGCAGGAGAAGACTCGTCACAAGTTCTATGTCAAGGATCCCGAGAACAAGGTTCCGTCTCTCGATGTTGCGATGTGGAAGTCGTGGACATCAACAACTCTCCCCCAGCGCCGCTTACCTACACTCCTTCTCTATCGCGGAACATCGCGTACATCCTTCGACCGCATTGCGATCACACCTCGCGACATTCAGTTCACAATCGTGCGCGGAAAGGACTCAAAGGCATCGTTGGATGAGATTCGTCTTAGCTTATACGATTGGTTTACTACATTGGATGCAGTGACCCCGTTCGTTGAAGGAAACGATCTTGCTGTTTCTCGCTGGGAACTGCAGGACATGACACTGCTTGGAACCTATTCGAAGGAGGTCTCTGAGTTTGATATGCGCAGGTTCTCCTGCCTGCAGACGCTGTTCAGCTATCAAGATGAGACATTCCGTCTTCTCCGTGCTGATCGTCTTGCAGAAAACTTTACACCCCTACAGGTCCAGGCGTTTCAGGCTCTACAAGAAGCAGATACCCCATCGGCAGCCACATTGGTTGATATTGGCATGACACAGGAAGATGCAGAGGATCTCTTTAGAATGTTTTTGAATTTAGGTGACGATCTCGATCTGGAGCGTGTTCTCAAGGGATTTCCCACACTGCGATTCTCAAACAAGGAGGTGATTCTCTCTGCAGTCACGACAGTCGACCGTGCTCTCAAATACGCAAGCATCCTGCGTCATGTATTAACTGCAGAAGGGGCTGAAGTAGATGAGGTGTGTCCTCGTCGCGTTGAAGTGGTTGAAGCATCTGCTGCGCCTCAACCAGTTGCTGTCCACGAAGGAGAGTTTGACGTTGATGATGATTTCCTTGCCGATCTTGGATTAACCAATGAAGAGGCCCCAGTAGAGGTTGTGACCGAACAGGCGCCCAAGAAACGCATGCGTCTTGCGGACAAGACCAAGTCAACCTACAACTACTTCAATAAGCGACTGCAGGAATTTGATCCAGATACGTTTGACAGCACTGTGTATCCGGGTAAATGCGATAAGAACAAGCAGGTTGTCGTCTTGACACCCGAAGACGAAGCACGCATTCCCCCCGAGTACAATCCGCGCAATTATCCAGCAACAAAGAAGCAACTCGATGTCCAGCAAGATGACTACAATGTCCACATCATTCCGCTGACAAACAAGCCAGGTATCGCAACCTGTCCGCAGTATTGGTGCATCAAGGATGAACTTCCTCTCCGCGAGGATCAGCTTGTAGACGGTGCATGTCCAGTGTGCAAAGGCAAGGTCCGATCTGGAAAGGATGAAGATATTGTAGAATTCTCTGTGATCAAGCGTGATCAGACATCAGTGTTTCCGAACTATATTGGTACGATAAAGGACAAGCAGATCCCTTGTTGCTACAAGGTTGAACAGCCATACAAGAAGGCATTGGTCCAGTACGAGAAGAGTGATGATTCATACATTCTTAGCTCCACCAAGACACCGGCCATGCGTATGGGCTATTTATCTGAGCAGCTCGCAGCCTCTCTTCACATCCCCATTGCATACGATCGGTCCATCAAAAAGAGCCGACTTGACAGTGGAAAGCATGACTTCTTCCGCGTTGGATTAGGGCGGCCGCACAAGACTCTTCCGTTGTTCGTTCTTGGTAAGAAACCGACACCGGTACCTGAACCGAAAGACTCGCCTAAGAATGTCATGCTCTGTTCCTTTGCACGGTCCTGGACAGAAATGGGTGAAGGAGACACTCAGGTCGACCGAATCGTAGCGGGTGTCCAGCGGGCATACAAGGAAGGTCGTCTGCCTATTCTTGACGAGCTCGAATATGTAACATCTGTTATCAAGTGTAATGTGATTCGCATTGACACTGCAACATCCTCAGTCAAATGTGGCTTCTGGACGGAGATGCTTAGTCCACGTGAACGTACGATCGTGATGATCGACGATGACATTCTTGCACATGTTGCTCGCGGAACAGATAAGGCAAGGGGGTTTGAAAAGTACACATATACAGTGAATATCCGAGATCCACTGTTTCCCAAGAAGGCGCTGTCTACGATTACATCGCTTCATTCACGCGCATGTGCATCAGATCGGCCGCGTCTAGCGGATGCACTTCATGAACTACAAAGCAAGGGTCTAGACTTTCAAGTCATCCTCGATCCGTTTGAGCGTGTCCAAGCGGTCTTTGTGCCGAAGGTGGTTGTGTTGCCTGTTCAGCCTGCAACATATGAACATCTTCCTGGTGTCCCTGTTCGGTCTGGATATGCAGATATCAAACCAGAAGAGCTTCCAACTCGACAGGCTCTCCGTGCATTCTTGGATAAGACAACGCATAAGGGGTTCAAGTGGGTGGAAGATCTGCGCGATGTAAATGGTCGATTTACAGAGTCTCTTCTTTCCTCCGAGTTCCGTGCACCCTTTCAGCCAGAGGCAGGGGATACTGGTTCTGTCAAAGAAGTATTGTCAACAATGAGTCGTCACCCAGAAAGTGAATTAACAGAAGGCAGTCCTAATGCAGAGGATGAACTTCAAGCAAACTCAATCTCATATGCAGCCGAAGTATTTGACTTCCTCCTGTTCTCACTATCAAAGGATATTCAAAAAGAAGAGTACGCGGACCTCAGATCATCGATCGCATCTCCCAAGAACACACTGTACAAACAGCTCGATGCATGGCTCAAGAAGGAATCACATTGGGATGCCACTCAGGGACCACGTGCGTTCGTGAACAAGGTGCGAACTCCATGTGGCCAGTTCTCACAAAAGGACGCATGTAATACGTCATCCTTGTGTGGATGGAAAGCTGGTAAATGTAAAATTAAGGTCGATTCATCGGTCGACCGGACGCAGATTTTGCGCCGAGTCTTTAAGACCCTCGTTGAGAACGAAAAGCAGCGCGCATTAGTATTAGATGAGCGTCTGTCGCCCTTTTTCAGCACCGTTCTTTATATGGAGATGCCGCACGAGTTGATCACGACATCTGTTTAATGGCGACGGAGTGAGGAGTCTAGTGGCGACGAGTGTGGCGGCGGGTCTTGCGGGGACGGCGACCGCCAGTCTTTCCGTGAGCCTTGTTGTAGGCCGCCAACTTCTTCACCGACCCTCTGTACCTGCGCACCTGGCCCTCCCAGTTGGGGGGCAGCATTACATGATTGCGCCCGTGGTAACGAGCAGTTTGCGAACGAGTATTCCCCGAGGGCCTAAAAGGATCGCGTATCGAGTCGGACATTTTATATTTCCATTTGGAAAATATTTACGTCACCGGAGGTTCCTTGTGAATCTACGTCGTCGGAAAGACTCCTCTTTACGCCTTCGGCTTGATGAAGTGCACCTTCAGGAACGACTGGAGGTTCAGGTACGTCACCTCATCCTTGTCCGAAACGCGCAGGAGCTTCGCGAGCGCCGAGTTGGGCAGGATGCGGCGCTTGAACGCCGGGTCGAAGCAGTTGTGCTGCTTGACGTAGCCCGAGATGAACTTCGTCACCTCCGTCTGCGAGCGCTTCTCGCCCGACTTCAGGCCCATGAACGAGCAGAGCTCATCCGTGAGCGGGCGCTGAACCAGGAAGGCGTTGTTCGCGCGGCGGGCCTCCCACGTCTTGCGCTCCTCCGGAGTCATGTCCTCCGGGTTCTTCTTCTTCTTCTTCTTGATCTCGCGAGCCTCGCGCTTGGTCGCCTTGATGGCATCGGCAACGCTCTTCGTGGCCTCACGGATCTGCGCCGTCAGGTTGGCACCGAGACCCTTGAGGTTCTCGGCCAGGCGGGCGAGGAGGACATCGGAGCTCTCAACCGCCTCAACAACGGCGGGGGCAGACGGGGTCTCAACCGTCGGCACGGTCACAACCGCCTTCGAGGGGGCGGCGGCCTTCGGGGCCTTGACCTTCGGGGTCTTGGGTGCAGCGGCGACGGGGGCAGGGGCAGGGGCAGGCGCGGCGGGCTTGGAATCCTTCTTGGCGGGCATCTTTGACTTAACGGGAGTAGAAGAAGACGACATTTCTAACGCACTGGTATACTCTTACCTCCGGCGGTCATGTAAACCACTTGCAGTTTAAAAATCCGGCATGGGACGTTTTGTGTAGGACAACAAACGCGACTTGGCACCCTTGTAGTAGTTTCGGTATGCAACAACCGGATCATTGTTCTTGAATTCATCGGGCATGGCGAGGCGAGGCAGCGTCCATCCAATGTTCACGAGACCGCGAGGAGAATGTGCGATAAGCCACTCGAGATGATGTTGTGTCTTATGCGTCTTACCATAACGATATGTGTACTCTTCGCAGAGTGCAAGACCTAGACGGCACAGCCATACATAGTTCGCTAATGATTCGCGGACCCATCGCGCGGAAGGATGATTAGGATGTGTCTTTCGGTAGGCTCCATCTGGAAGGGTAGATTCATACATCCAATGTGCAGTATACAACAGCTGTGCTGTTTCGAGGATCATCTTCACTACATGTTTATCACAGTGAAGGCGAGCCGCTTCGGTCGGGTCGAGAGAGAGGAAGAAGATATTCATGGTGCCACCTGTTTTCCTGGCGTGCGGAAATCCATTTTAACTGCGCATATAATAATGCGTACGAAAACAGTCCTTCTACTGATCTTTGCATTGATTGTCGCCTATGTTATGACGCGCCCACGTGAGGGAATGTGTGCAGCAACTGCACAGCTCACGTCGAACGCGATCAGGAAGGCATGTGAAGAACAGAACGGTGTATACGACCCAGAGACGAACACATGCAACTGCCCGAACGGGACTGTCTAACATCGATACAATGCAGATACCATCAGAAACACAATGTCATAGGACTGAATGTCTGTCAATGCAATCGTTGCCAGATTTAATGAGTTGATCATGTATCCAATGTTTGACGTAAATGCACCCGTTGCACCGCGTGAGCAGAGTGAGAGGAATCTCTGATTGGGTTTCGGCATGTCCTGTAGATCTGCGATCAAGATGCGGAACATTATGCGCATGTTCGCATGAGACAAGTTTGCAAACTGTTCTGGATGTGCATCCTCAAATCCAAAGCTACGAAAGATATGTGTAAGAACCGTCCATCTTCGTACGACATTCTCAGCAAGATCTTTAGTCGGTGGAGGCACGGGCATTTTCCATCGTCGACGATATAAGTGCATCTTTCGCAACCTAGCGAGATCAGCGTGATCAAAAGGAACCTTTGTATACGGATTTATAGGAGTGACGGATCGAATGATCCACTCCCATGCAGTCCCAAAATCAAACCACCAGATCTTCCCAGCTTCCTCGATACCAAAGTAATCAAAAGGATGCTGACGGTCTTTCGATTCCATCGTCATCAGGTCTTCGTCATTCACACAGCCTTTGCGCTTCAATACGCCCGGACCAGCCCATGCAAGTCGCCTACGTACACGCCATCCGCGATAGACAGCCTGGACTTTTGCAAACCGTTCAATCTTTGAGCGATTCACATGACTCCAAATTCTAGGGAACTTTGCCCTAGCATGACGGCCACAGAATGCATGTCCTGTCATTGACTGTGATGGGCATTGATCGGTTGAGCTTTTGTTACGGACAGAAGCGCACTGTGGCATTGCTTATCTTGTAGAGAGTCTTGAAAACTGGAAACGTGCGCCGAAAACGAATCCGGTGTCCGGCACGGTAACGGATCTCACAACAATCAATATGGCTACCTCTGCAATCATTCCTTCTGAGAACCTGGACATCAACCGCGTGGTCATTGGCGAGATTCGCAACAACAAGGCCGGAGGCAAGACCGTTCCCATCAAGTACAATGGCGCTCCCCTGCAGGTTCGTATCCCCCGTATCCACTACCCGGCTGGTCTCATCGTTCGCGAGGACGAGAAGTCTGGTCAGCGCAACTACACGATGCTCGCTTCGCTGAAGGGCTGCGATCCGTATGCGAAGGAGCGCTCAACGGACGGCACAGAGGTTGGACAGTTCTACAACTTCCTCACTGACCTGTCTGAGAAGATCGTGCAACATTCGATCGCGAACAGCGGCAAGTGGTTTGGCAAGTCGAAGTCGGAGGCCGTTCTCCGCGAGACGATGAAGCCGATCCTCACGCCGAGCGTGGAGAAGATCAACGGTGAGTGGGTGCCGAACGGCAAGTATCCGCCGTCGCTCCGCATGAAGATCTCGATCTGGGACGGCCAGGTCGGGATGGACGCGGTGGATGCGAACGGTGCAATGATTGAGCTGACGGAGAGCAATCTCGAGCAGGTCTTCGCCAAGCGTGTCGAGTGCCGCATGGTCCTGACGCCGAGCATCTACGTCACTGGCACTGGCTTCGGTGTGACGTGGCGCGTCGTTCACGCGAAGGTGTTCCCACCGTCGCGCGTCGGTGCGAAGGCTGCGTTCGCCGACATCAAGGAGCCTGATGAGCCGGTCGAGGAGAAGCCTACTGAGACGACTGAGGAGGATCTTGAGGCTGAGGCTGAGGCTGAGGAGACGGCTCGGGCTGTGACTCCTCCGGCTGCACCTGCACCTGTGGCTCCGGCTGCTCCGAAGAAGGCTCGTCGGGCAGCTGCGGTTGCGTAAAACCAAGTAATGGCCAAACAGAAGACCTGCTAGGAGGCAGGTACACAATCATACGATCATCAATAAACCAAACCTTTTCCTTTTCGGGGAACGTCAGTGCACGTTCACTGCTACATGTAGATGACGTAAGAGATACGTAGTTACATTTTTCACATGCATGAACCGATGGCTGCTTTACAATCATTTCAGGTGTCACAATACGAATCGATCCACGCAGACACCGCTCGAGGAACTGCATGGGTGTAGTCCATCCCTCTGCAAGAAACTGCTCATAAGAATGCTCGGGGAGACGTGACCAAATAGAATCAGACTCGATCCATCCATCTTCCTGAAGAAGAGTTCCAAATGGAGTCTCCTTGTACCACAACAGCGATACATCTCCTGGATTCTCAAGTTTGTGCTCAGACACGCCAACCCTATCGAGTTCTTCATCGTACAACCAGTACACATTTGCATGAGAATACGTCGGATCACGTGCACCACGAAAGACTTGGCGACCTCCCATCGTCCACAGATCTGAGACGATGTTAAGATCATGCTCTGTAATGTCAGCGCTCACTGGATAGACAACCGTTCTGTCAATGGTAGACAACATCCCTTAATCAAATGTAACCTTTACCGTCACGTCGTGGATACGCACGGACTTTGTAGCTGAACGGCTCAACTCATGCCTCTTGCGGCGCTCACCGTCCTTCGGCTGAATCACCTGTGAGTAGGCCTCCATGTCTGCGTGGATCTCATCGTAGTTTGCATCCAGATAATCAAGAACCTCGTCCTGAATCGCCCACTCAAAGAAGTTCAACTGTCCAACCGTTGTATCGAGACCGCGAAACTGAATACGCTTCCAACGGCAGAACGGGTCGAACATCTTCTTGTTATAGGCCTTGAGATGTGACTTGTAGACCAGATAAACGATCACATGACGATTTGACTTCGTCATGTATGAGACATTGTACTTTTTAGAGTAATTGGTCACAAACCAGTCCAAAAGACGCAGACTGAGACGTGACTTACCGGAGAGAACCTCCTCGATTCTGCGAAAGTGGTCGGGATTTGCATAAAAGCCTTCAAGACGGCGAAGAACCCATTGTTCCTTGCTTTGAATCGTCTCCATACTGATTCTGTGTTTCAGCACTGAAAATGAGTTTTCCTGTACGACGCATAAAGAAACACAATGGAATGTGTTGTTCTCGAATGGCTTCGGGAACCACCGTATACTCGTGCAAAGAAGAGACTGAAGCCTTTGATCATGCTTCTTACCCTTCTTGTACCTTCTCTCACCTACACAAAAGCTAGACGCGTAGTATTTGCTGCATTCGAGGAGGCGATGAAGGGTGAGCTAGGACACACGTGGATGCGTGACCGTTGTGTGCGCAGAACGATTAGAGACTATGGACAGAACGACCAGCGCACAACACAGTGGCATGCCAAACGAGGTGAGATGATCACGGGATCTGAGGTGTGGAAGGTGTTTGCTGGCGGTGAGGCTCGTAGGTCTCTTATGATCGGAAAGCTTATCCCTCAACAGAGCATATCCTCTGGACCCATGATCTGGGGAACGCGATTCGAACCGATTGCAAAGGAGCTCTATGAAAACGAGACGGGATGCAAGATTGTCGATGTCTCCTGTGTACGGCACCCAGTGTATTCGTTTCTAGGTGCGTCTCCAGATGGTCTTATCTTCCCCGTGAACACTGATGTTCGTAGGCGAGGCCGGCTTATAGAGTTCAAATGTCCCTTCTCCCGGCCAGAATCTGAGGGTATCCCAAGCGAATACGTGCACCAAATGCAGATGCAGATGGAGTGCACGGGGATTGATGAGTGTGAGTATGCAGAGTTCAGATTCAAGAAGGTATTCTCCTCCGAATGGATTCGTTCGACTGCGACGAAGGGTGTCTTTGCGGTCTTTGACGATGAGACAGTCAAGTACAAGCCGTCAACGGTAGATCTTTCTGCGTGGCAGGCGGAGATTGGCGAAGCGCAGTTGGTGTATTGGATACTGAATTCGACCAAGAAGGCATTCCTACCACGTGATCCTAACTGGATTACCAGCCATATCGGTGAACTACAGTCGACATGGGATGAGGTTCTCCGTCATCGTGAGGCTGGAACGATGCCAACCTCTTCTAAGGCGATTACACTTGACATTTGATGACACCTGGAAAGTAATACCCTTCTGTTGCATGATGTGCATCACGGTACCAGCGATCAGGCATAACAATTTTTCGATTCGGGTTCAGGAACGCACCCCACCATGAGAAGGAAGAGTTTGCGCAGATACCTCCTGTACATTGGCTCATGAGATAGAGCGTGTCGATCTCTGGTTCCATCACGAGAGTAAAGGTAACATCTTTCAAGAATGGGCGTGATAGTGCATAGTTCACATCATTGGTTACGAGAAAGAAGTGAGCACCCGGAAAGAGTGCAATCGCTCGCTCGTAATACCCATCAAGTCCGATGTCATGATAGACATTGCCAACATAGTCTCCGCCACGAATGTGAAGAAAGACGCCCTCGTGGACATTCTTGTATCGAGTCAACACGTCTCTAGGAAACCAAAGCCGCTGAACGAAGTCCTGGTCAACATACCGCCAGTCCTGAAAGTATCCATGCATCTCAGGGTTTAGTGCGCGGAAGAGCAATGGTCCCCAATTCGTATAGGCCAAACTTGTCTCGTCAACCCGAGTCTGAGGACGCATGGACGAATGAAGTGAACGAAACCCCTGAAAGATTGTATCGAAATAGGAAACCGAAGAATGCGGTGATGGGTTCGCAAGTGACTGGATATACGGACTACGATGTGTTTTCCTCGCAACATGAAGGAGTGCAGCAAGTTGAAATAGCTGGTTCCCAAGTCCGCCCATAATATGCACGGTAATGGGAGGCATTTTATTTATTACAGATTCATTCTATAAGTGTGACGATGATCCTGATACTGCTGTCTAATGTCACTAAAATCAGCACGCTGATATGTTAAGACCGGGATAGGAGCATACCACGCCCCAGTAAGCATCAATGGTTTCCAACATTGGTCTGCTCCATATTTATATTCATCATGTGTAGCGATCAATGCAGGCAGGGCCTTCTCATAACAGTCAAGTAACGTTGGTATGTACGGCCCATTGATCAGATATGCGGTTGTAGTTTGTCCAGACACAAGCCTGTTTGAATTGGGCATGATTCGTTCTGCAGTCGGTCCAAAGTGAATCACGTCATACTTTTTACCATATGCAATGTTTCTCACTCGCTCATACCCAGCCTCAAAGTCATTCCACTCGATATCATCCTCAACGACAAGAACATTTTTCCATCTATGTGAAATTGCTGCCTTTAACACTCCGATATGACTTTGGAGACATCCAATAAAACCCGGCGATGTCTCAACCGCAGCCATGCGAATCACTTTATCGCCAAAGCATGCGAGTACTTCGCGCGTTCGTTCATCACGATCCTTTCGTTTATCCAGGTTAATGTAGACAACCTTATCAACAAACTCCCACATTGTATTAAGCGTTCATATTACTTACATATCTCTAACGCCCAAGAACAATGATTACGTTTGTCACGGCGTTCGTTACCTTACAAGAAGATAGATCAAAGGATAAGTCTCCATCAACGTATGTTGATATGTTCAAAAAGGCATACGAGTCCGACGCTCACTTTCATATCTTTGTAAGTGAGGATCTGCTTCATCTTGTAACACAGTTTGACCGTGCTACGATTGAAGTGCTGTCGCTTGAAGAAACCAGAACCTGGAGAGATATTGCAACAATTCACCACAGACTTCCTTCGTGTCGAACAGACTATCATGACACCGAGCGCTTTCTCGCACTGATGAATGCAAAAACAGAGTTGGTAGCCAGAGTTGCAAAAGAGGATGGACAGTATGCATGGATTGATTTTGGCATCTTTCATATGATTCACAGACACGATGAAGGGATTGAACGAATCAGACTGTTGCAAAATACAGTTCGCAATGGACTTTGGATTCCAGGATGCTGGGACAAGGGAATGCCATCGTTTGATTCGGTTCACTGGAGGTTCTGCGGTAGTTTCTTCATAGGAGATCGTGCGTCTGTTTTAGAGTTTGATAAGCGTATGTCAGAGTCCTTTCCACGTTTTCTTCAGGAAGGAATACTTACATGGGAGGTTAATGCGTGGGCTCGTCTGGAAGCAGAGGGGTGGTCACCATCGTGGTACAGAGCCAACCATGATGACTCGATTCTATGCATTCCATCTGATGCGTTCATGACCGTTGCAAGTCTTACCTCCATTCCTCCCCGTGAAGCTGAGTGTCGCTTGGCAATCGATTCTCTTCTTCATCAGGTAGACCATATCTACCTCGCACTCTCAACATCGTATCGGAGGTTCGGCAACTACGCGCCACCTGCATATCTACAAGAAGAACCATATGCATCAAAGGTGACCGTATGTATCGGCGAGGATTTCGGTCCGGCGAGCAAGTACATCGGAACAACACCGCCCGATAATACATGGGTGTTTGTCTGTGATGACGATCAAGAGTATGCTCCGAATCTGATTTCCAGAATGAAATCCAACCTGCGTGCCATTGGAGTCTATCAGAATCACTATCACTCCATCAAAGAAAAGACATCGGGTGGTATGGTGCATGGATATGTTGGAAATCTGGTTCATTCGTCCGTTCTGAAGGGACTCCGTTCATTTCCACTTCCCGAGTGCGCACGCTTCGTAGACGACCAGTGGGTTTCGATGTATTGTCAGATGAACAACATTCCGGTGTTTCCGACTGAGGTTGAGCACTACGAAGAGATCTTCAAGGTAACGGAAAATGGCCATGAGAAGCTTGGAACAGAATCCCTTTCTGGTCTCAATACACGCGCCGATAAGGTGTGTGAACTTGAGAACTACTTTGGCGTTTCCTTTTTAGACAAGAGAGCGTGAGATGACATAATGAAGTGTATCTATATCAATCTTGATCGTCGAACCGATAGAAGAGCTGAACTAGAAGCCGAGTTGGAGAAAATGGGGATTGAGGCCGAGCGGTTTTCTGCGATTGAACGAGAGCCCGGTGGAATTGGATGTACAGCATCTCATATTGCAGTGCTGAAGCTGGCACGTGAGCGTGGGTATGAGGAAGTGATGATTCTGGAAGATGATTTCTCCTTCAAGGTCACCAAAGATGAGCTTGAACAAGCATTGAAGTCCCTTCCGGTATACTATGATATGGTCCTGTTGGCATTCAAGCTTATACGCGGAATACCGAGCAGTCCTCCACTTGGTCGTGTATTCGAGGCGCAAACAACGGGTGGGTATATCATTCATTCGAGGTATTACACGACGTTGATCGATCGATGGACGCAGGGCCTAGCCCTCTACGAAATGTATCCAGAGCAGCATTGGAACTATATTCTAGATCAGTATTGGAAACCCCTTCAGAAGATTCATACCTGGTACTACTTTATTAAGCCGATTGGAATGCAGAGACCAAGCTGGAGTGATCTTGGAAAGCAGATGATGCTAGACTACCATTGAAAGATTCGCCGCCACCATGACTTCTGTGACGCGAACTTCGCATTCCATTCATCGATCGTGAACTGATTCCCCATGCTACCGTTACAGCGTGAACAGATAGGAATCAAGTTATCTATACCGGTGACACCACCCTTAGACTCAGGGATGTTGTGACCGCACTGGAAATCAAATACAGATATGCGGTTCGTACACCATGTGATCTTGCACTTTGAATCAAAGACCCTTCCGACCTTTAGAACCCAAACCTGTTCACGCAGGGCTCTTGGTATTTTTGATTTTGCACTCATTATATCTCCTTACCTCACGGCTGTATATGCATTTACGCGGAACGGTGTCGGCATGCCAGGTGCAGATTCGACATATGAGTTACGAGGCGTGTGATTCGTCCTCTGGTCGTACGACGAGTGCTCAAGTTCCTGCGTGCGCTGATCCTGACTGCGGTCCAGCATCTCAGGCTGGAACTTTTCCTGTGCTCCCGAGAGAGTCCAAACAAACCAGAGTGTAGCAACCGCTGCAAGAAGAGCGACGATGTGAAGCATTGTTTTACTCGGGCAATAAAAAACGAACTCTTTCCGTCCTAGTAGAAAGGAGCATGTCGGAAGATAAAGCACTTGCAACACTTAGAATTCACTTTGAGCGCCGTAAGCTCCCCACTGAGACGAAGGTAGTCGTCACTGGACTGAAGGATGTGAATGCGTACATGATGGGTGACATCCTGGTCATCTTTAGTCAGAAGGATAAGATGTTGGAGCGCGATGTCAATACATACCTTGCGTATGTAGCGGAGAATGACTATAAGAATGGAATGGTTGTGGTTTCGAAGTCGAACCCATCTGGAAACCTGATGAACCTGATCCGTACAACCTTTATCAAGGAACGCATGCAGTTCTTCCATCTCCGCGAGCTTCAGATGGATATCACGACACACCGCATGTCTGTACCGCATCGTATCCTTAGCCCCGACGAAGCTAAGGTGGTTCTCGATAAGAACCGTATTGTGAAGCCAGAAGACCAGATGCCGTGGATTGATTCACAGGACATCCAGGCTCGCATCATTGGCGCAGTGCCGGGAAATATCATTGAGATTATCCGTCACAGCGACACGGTTGGACAGAGTGTGTATTATCGGTATTGTGTAGCTGATGTAAATGTTGCCTAGACACAATGGATCCGACATCAGCGGGAAATATGGCCGACTTACGGGGTGAGTTCAGAAGGCGCCAAGAGGTGTATGATGGACTTGTTCAACATGCACTGGAGACGAACGATTCAAGTACTCTAAATGAGATCGCTGCGGCGAAGAAGGCGATGAATGACACGCTATCTAAAATGCTTGCCCTCTCTTCGAAAACTGGAACTGCAGAGGAGCAGGAGGAACTGATTGAACGTATTATGAAAATTCAGCGTGATTACAACGGGATCCTCGCAAGCACAGATAAGCTCGAAACGCTTCGCAGGATTCATCAGTTTGAAGAGGTTCAGAAGGGGTCCGGGACAAAGATATTCGGAGCTCTTTTTGTTGCTGCATCGCTTGCATTGCTCATTGTGTTGATCAGGCGCTGATTGCAAGACTGATACCGATAATCAATGACAGTACGACAATCCGAGTAACCAATGCACCGTAATCAACCTGCGGAGGAGCGTCCACACTCGATGCAGCCAGCTCATTCGCAACCTTCGGACCTTCCTCTTTTAGTGTCTGTGCCTTGTCGTGCAGCGCCTCTAGTTCAGGGTTTGAATCCCTGTATTCGTCAAGGAATGTCTGAATGTAAAACTGGTTCTGTTGAACCTGATCGCGCATTGCCACCTGGTACGCTTCGATTGCGTTCTGAACCTGAACAACTGCAGTTTGATCGCCAGTCTTCTTTGAAGCAACAAATGCAGTCGAGTACGCATCGAGCAGTGTCTGATAGTCGTCAGAAATCGATGTATAGTATGCATCACCGTCTGGTGCTGGAACGTCAAACTTCTCGTGTTCCCGAGCTTTGATTGTTGCGACCAGAATCAGCGCAAACAAAAGGGCTGTGAGCCACCCAACCATTATCTTGTAGGAGTAATAAAATGCCGACTGCGCAATCCTTCTATGAACCATCTGCTCCGGCTCGTCACATGCGTGGCGTGGATGCCTCCGAATACACTCGCTTTGTCCGTATGGCGGCTACGGTCGCGCCGTTTATCCAGAGCGGCAAAGTCATCAACATCCCCTACGCCCGTAATGGGCAGAGCCAGCAGGGGGCTCGAGATGCTCGCTTCGTTAGCACCATCTTCGGCGGCCTAAGACCGTTTGTTGTGAATAAGTAATGGATTGTCCACTAGGATTTGAAGCAACAGTTGGAGACGCATGTCGTATTGCATGCCCGCCAGATTTCAAGTACATACAAGACAGCGGTACTGAGAAATGCGTGGCCGTATCAGCGAACCGCTATTTCTTACGTCTTCAGAAGGTTCCCAAGAATGCATCGGCCACAGTGTTCACCGAAGAACAGGCTAGGTTCTTGACGGACTTCATTTCCCTTAACAGGCGTATTGTGAAAGATAAGGAGGATGAGGAAGCCGAAGCACGAGAAGCTGTCAAGGCTAACGATGGCGTAGCTGCAGCCTACGCAGAGGCACTTGAGGAGCTAAAGCCACTGCGACCTCCGACACAACCAACTGTCGACATCAAGAATGCGCAGCTGAGTATTCGCGAGATCTCTGCAGTTAGCTTAAAGACTCTTCAGATCTGTCTATTCTTCGTTGTGATCGCATTCCTCGAGTATTTCCTGCTTCCGCCATCTATCGTACACGGTGTCGCCTTTTTCACATTGTGTGTTGGGTTCTCCCTAGCAATCTATCTTTCCAATAAATAATGGGTAACGCACAGTTCAAGTGTCCGTCAGATACAGTAAATGGCATTTCACCTCTCTCGTGCGTCATGCCGTGTCCCGAGTCATATGAGTTGCGAACGGCCGACGGTGCACAACGATGCGTAAGTACGATAGACCCAAGTGCATCCATTCATCTCATGCCGTTGGCTGCAGTCCAACGAAAAGCCGACGATACAGCACCATTTAGGATCGACGCCCTGAAAGGGGTTGATGATGATGCATATACTCGGTACAATGTTGAAAGAACCAGGTTCAACAAGGAGCGCGCGAAGGCTGATCTTCGGGTTGATCATCAAGCACAGATTGATGCCGCTGCGCGAGATGTTCTTGCCGCAGGCGGCAACGATGAAACGGCCAATGCAAAGTACTCGGCTCTGACGAAGGACCCAGATGCATTAAACGTCATGTACCAAACACAGATTGAGAAGGACAAGAATAGGTTCATCGGCGACTATCAGTTCCTTACCAATCAGGTCTATCAACAACAGCAGACGCTTGATTTGATTAACAATCTCAAGGACAGTGTGTTTAGCGTTAAGGATGATATGGAGTATTCGGTTGGGACTTTCAACAAACAGATTGGTGACATTCGAAACCAAATCAACATCAATCGCCGAATCCGCCAACAGGCTACGGATTACGGAACATGGCTGAATACTGGACTCAATGTATTGATCGTGCTTGCCCTTCTCTACCTCGTGTTCACGGTTGGACGTCGCGCGTTTCGCGGAGTAAGCATGCAGTCGGATACATTAGGTGCACCCGCACGACCTGCTGCATCCGATGAGACAAATGCGATCTTTGGTGCACTCGGTAAGTACCTCGCGTCAGCAGCCCCTAGATGAAACAACTGAACTAGGTAATGGAGGTACTAGATCCTCGAAGTGTATCTGATTTTCAAAAAACAACCTTTTGCGGACATCCACGTGCACACGTGCGGAAAGTGTTGATTCATACGATCCAGTTAGGTCATGCAGATTATGCATGCTACTGGACGCTTGAGTTGCTCTGCTCCGGTCTTGTGCATAGTTTATGGGGCGCATTCTTTGAAGCTGCAGCGCTTCATATCAATCGCGCACAACCGAATGTGTTTCTCTATTTGGCCAAAGTGTACGAAACGTATGCACCTATCGAGGGACAGTACGACGTTCATACTATGACAAAGATTCGTAACCATCCAGATATTCGAAAGATGGTGTGTGAGGTTGCAGCAACTCTAGCGTTGTGTCGCAAGAACAAACTCATGACACTTCCGAGCATTAAGCCTGGTCATGACTTCGACCCCGTGACCATTCAGGAGAGCCTCAAGTCTCCTTCACGCCTGTATGGGGTACAGGTTCTCAAGCCAAATGATCCCATGCCGATTGCCGTACCGATCAACGAATTCTGTTACTGCATCCGCTCAGATGTTCGTGATCTAACACGTGCTCTGTACTGGATGTCATGGGTCTTCACATTCTGCCGCGAACATAAAAAGCATACAAAGACCAATCTACTCTTTGCTTCACGCGGTGATGAGTACGTATCGGGAAGTGATAGCACTCATCCTGTATGGATCTTCTGGGATGCGATTCGTAAGAACAGTCCACCTAGTACACGTGAATATACAGATGTCCTCTATCGTATTCATTCTCTCAGGTGGAGTCCGTCCGATAAGAGCAAGCGCCCCCTGTTGATTGCAGCTGTAGTCCTCTTATGCGAAGGCTCGCTTGACACAACACCATGTGCTCCCACGCTTCAGGTCTCAAACGTACTCAATGGCATGCCCGGTTGGATTGATGCAATTGTGAAGATGCAAAGGTCTTTCTCATGAAAACGGATCGTAGCTTCTTACACAAGGGGGTAGCACTAGAATGTTCCGCCCATGTTTCTCCGCCACCCAAGTGGCAGGTGCAATCGACCGCCACAAGTACCAGACTCCTGATCAAGTTATGTATGAGGTCTTCAAGAAGGACCAGCAAGTTGCAGCAACCATCGAATCGATTGAACGGGCACACAAACGAAAGCCAGTTAAAAACTTCAAGGGGGCATTCCTCAAGGATCGCGAGATTCAACGCAGTGTCTTTACTGCACTGGATGACTGTAAGGTTGCAGACACTGCCATAGCAGCTGAGTTGGCTGCTCAAGAGATTCTGGTTGCAGCTGAACGCCGTAGCCATGAGCTTGATCTCAAGACTGCAGCAGGTATCGAAGTTTCAGCAGAAGAGAAGGCACTCGCTCAGGCCGCGATTGTTCAGGCGGTCGAGGTTCGCAAGAAGGCTGCAGCCGAAGTTGCTGCTGCTCCATCTGTAGATGCATCTCTTTCACGAGTCGAGGCTGCATGTAAGAAGGTGGTTGAGCGCACACCCAACATGACGCCCGAGATGGCGACGCAGCTCCTCGCAGATGCTCGCGGTGAGGTCGCTAAGAAGCGTGGTCTTCAGAATGAGGACAAGATCCTCAACACTTACGAAGCGGACCGCAAGGTTGTGGTCACGGACCGCAACACCAAGATGCTGCGAATGGAGAAGGACACCTTCGTATTGGTTGGGCGAACGGACGGATTTGTCGCCGAGCTGAACCGCATCGTGGACTCAAAGGACCGCACGACCTACTGGAAGACAGTGCCGATCTATGATGAGATTCAGCTACGTGTCTACATGCACATGACAGGTGCAACCGATTCAGAGCTGATCGAGAAGTTCCCAAACGGAACCAAGCGGAACACGGTGTTCGAGAACGATCCCGAGATCTGGGCTGACATCGAGGCGAACCTCCGCCTGGTGACACGTAAGATGCAGGAGATTCTCACGGACAAGTCTAGCTTAGAGGAGCTCGTCTTCAAGAACACAGTGGAGGATGGAGCTTAGGATCACACCAGATCCCCCAGAGTGGGCTGCACAACCTGGAAAGACATACGAGACAAAGTTACTATACACTGGCAACGGTCGCATTGATACACACACCAAGACCTACCAAGTTTTTCAGTTGGGTCCGCCCATCACATTTTTCGAACGGCCCTTCACAGGCGGAGTGGTCTCGCGTGTCTATTCGGCTGAACTGACCACCGTAACCGAATATTCAAAGACGCCCCGACGCTGGAAGGAAGAGACGGCATATATGACGCAGTATTTCGAGGAACTGCGTAGGATTCCAGAGTAAGAAAAGACAGGGGCAAAACAAATGGAAGCATATGACGTACTTGTGACCGCAATGGCGTCCCTAATCATGTTAATTGTCATTCATCTAGCCGTCTTTGCTGTCATTCGTTGGATGTATCCTGAGCCTCGTCCTCAGGTGAGGTTTGAACAGAGACCGCCTTTCATGGAACCCGCGCAACCTAAGGAAGTGAATGTACCAACGTATACGCCGCCTGTACCAGTGGAAGTCCCTCGTGAAGAGGGGCGACCCGGACTCGAGAAAGCACCAAGTTCCGCAGCTGAACGGCCTGCCTGGCTGGTTGCTGTTGACCCAAAGACCCTTGACACATGAAGCAGTCGCCTTGAGTATTGATGAAAAGGGCGGTCATCAAGAGGAGTTGAACCTTGTTATGGACGAACGGATGTGCTGCGATACGATCTTTCGCACAACACGTATATCAAAGGATGTGTTTGTGATTAATGATGTGTGGGCGATCAATGGATTGGTGGTGCATCCAACCTCAACATGGACACAAAGACAGGAGTGGATTGCAGAATGCCTGCGTCTTTTTCATCAACCAGATCTTACGGCATTGTTCACACTCGCGGACGCACCTGTTGGGACGCTTGTACGCGGGTATGAATATTATGACGACAGTCCAGGCAGCATTGGAGTCTTTTCGCGTGAAGATGTAAATGGCGACATGCAATGCAATGGGCGGTCGCAGGACCCGCAAGAACAAGACTCGCAAGAACAAGCGTAAGAGCCGTCGTGGCGGAGCTGGATTTCCCAGCTTTGATTCAGCTGTTACGGGAGCAAATGGCCAGCCCGCAGGTGCCGCGTTCACCGGCATCAGCACCGCAGGAACTGCGCCCCGCCCTATGAGCTACGAGGGCGGCCGTCGTTCCCGTCGTTCTCGCCGCTCGCGCCGCTATCGTATGCGCGGTGGAACGGGTGGAGAGGGTGTTGGATATGGGTTTCGTGGAGAGATTGGTGATACGAAGTGGCCCATCGCTGATCGCAGTATTGCACCCACGACTACTCACGTGTGACGCACAACTGCATCTGCCCAGACATAAGGCATATACTTAGGATCATTCGTCGTAATGAACGGACCACCAACCTGTGCCATTCGGAGTCGCATCCTCTGCATAGAATACTGTAGTTCTGTGAATTCGATCCAATCCTTCCAGACCCGATACGCAGTCATCATGGTCGAGAGAGCCATAATAAACTCACCTGAATTGAAAAAATAGAACAGCGCGATCAATGGCATGATGATCATGTCATTGATTAGTTGAAGTTTAGGTACCCATGAATTGGGCATACATTTGTCTCGTAGAATCACGTATCGGTCTGCGTCTTTAAACGGATTTGCGGGCAGATCCATCGACCTCAATCCTTACTCCCTCGTTAGGAAACAACACGTCCTGACCAGACGTAGGATCTGCGTAGACGATCTTCATATCGGCGTGTGCGCGGAGGAATCGAAGGAGAAGGTCAAGCTGAATCACATTTCCTGGCATGATATAGCGATTGACTGCTTGTGTGATATCAACATCTGTTGATGCATCGCCAATCCAGCGCCACGGAACACGAACCGGATCGAACGGGTTGCCAATGAACGGAGTAATCTCATCGCCCTCGTAGACCAAACGGCGGCGGATCTCTGTTCCCTTCACCCACTCCTCTACATAGATGCAGTCCTCTGGAACGTGGGTCATGGATTCATCGTACTCCTCATAATCGGACAGTAGGTACTTGCGGGTGATATACCCACGATCGACACGGCATTCCTCGAGATACTGGTTCATGATACGGAGAATACGGAAGATACACATTTTGGATGAGCTAACTAGGGTTGGCGGACGCGGATTCGTTTTTAGTGGAGCGCACCATTATCATCCGATGCAGAGCGCGACCACTTGGCATCATAATCGGTACCCCACTTGTTTCCCATCGAACCCTCCGTCCACGACTGTGTAGCGGGCGTGATACCAGGCTCAGGAGGACCTCCGGCCTCAGGTGGATTCGGCTGACGAAAGGTCTCGCCCGAGCTCGTGAAGTTTTCCTTCGCAGGCTGCAGCTGGACAAGGACGATCTCGTCGAAATTGGTACCCATTGAGATCGCAGTCGCCAATGCAGTGATGACAAACGGGCTTGCAACCAGGAACCAAGACACGGGTGAGAGGCCGATACCACAGAACGTATCGAGAACCTTCACGACCGCAGCTCCGAGCACGAGCTTGATCGCAAACGTAACCCACATACCTAACGAGAGATCAAGGCCGAGCTGGACGACAAGAAAGATGAGATAGAGGAGAGCAGGAGGACACAGGGCTTCAATGAAACGCATATTCACGCACTTGTTGTTTAGAACATAAAATATGTCAGTTGCTATGATTCAATCGCTTGCAGAATGCAGTCTCGCGGACGCTGAGAAGGCTCTTCTCGAACATGGTAGCATTGTAGCCGCCGTTGACTCTCTTCTGGCGCGGACCATTGTTTCAGGAGAGAAGCATATCCCACAGGTTCAGAGAAGTAAGCACAACGATCCCGAGCAGGAGGAGAGATGTGCAGCTGGTCGTGCTCTGATGGACAAACTTACCGTTGTAACCTCAGCCGCCCAGACGAAAATCCAATCCGGGCAACCACTGGCGGTTGACGCGGTACGCCCGGCTGAGCTTCTTGACGAACAGCCGCAGTAGGTACAGTCGGAGGTGCGATAAACACTGGATTCTCCCGTTGGAATGTCTCCATCAACGAAGCAATTCGATCAGCTTCAGAGAAGATGTTCATGGCTTGGATGTGTTCCTTCACAAGTGTGCGGCGAGCAGCATATGTGGCTGCATCGTCAAGCGCCTCAATCGCAGAAATCCACTCGTCCGCAACCTCTCTGCGGCATCCGATTCCTGCTGGAATAATCCACTCTTCAACTCCCTCTGTGCTTCCAACAGGTGGTACATTCTCCGTTGCAGGTTTGGAGTAGATGACAGGTATACCATTGTACATTGCCTCAACTGCGATTCGCCCGAAGCTCTCATAGTAGGACGGAAAGAGGAGGATCCTTGTTCGGCGAAGAACATTGCGAACATCGTCGTCAAACGGAATCCACTCAATATTCGGTGGTGCGGGAGGAATCCACAGCTCTCCGTAATAGGGTCGTACGGCTAGAAACTTGCGATTCGGCATCCTCTTCGCGATCTCGATAAACTGGTGGACCCCCTTGTTATTGTTTGCATTCACTAACGTAATTGCATCGCCCTCTGGCTGGACATCCATCCGAATCTTGTCCTCCTGCATCAATGGACGAACTACGGCCGTTCGAACGATTGACGCTGGAAAGGCTACATTCTTTCGAAAGTTTCCTTCCATCGTGCGATTGATGAATAGGAACATCTCCCGACCGTTCGGCGATGCAAGGTCGGTGACTACACTGTACCGCCCATCAAAGTGGGCCGTGACGGCGAGAGGCCTATTGTACCCCCTGTTGTTCAACCTACGAACACTGGGTAAACAGGGGTGATGCGGGCAAATCCAAAGCTGACTCGAGTCCAAGAAGGATCCACCTGCGGAGTAATGCATGAACCTGAACCCCCTCCATGTGCCACCATTGTAGCCCTCTTTTGGTTTTTCAATCGTCAGAAACATGGTCGAATGACCGCGTTTCTGAAATTCAATGGCTAAGTCAACATCATGTAGAAACGCCCCACATAAGTCGGGCATACGATTCGCAAAGAACAAGACTTTCATTATGTAGACTCATCGACTCGCGTTTTCTTAACTAAGCGTGAAGAGTCACCTCCCCATGTCCAATTTTGAATCCAGTTATTCGGATTCTCATACTCAGCCTGCTTAATCGGGATCAGTGGCTGATAGTAATTCGGGATGGTCTTGTCCATGATAGTCGAGGCCTCCTTCTTCGCACGCTGAAGACGGGCGTGGATCAAGCTCGACTCATCGTTAACCGCATCGGACTCCCGACCGCGTCCCAAGTTGGGAGTTGTAGAGAAGGGACGCACCCACAGCTGCTTCGGTCCCTTGACACGAAGACCATCACCATCGCCCCAACGGAGGTCTGAGTTCGTGTCAATCTCGCACCCAGCACCGAGACCATAGCCGCCACGCGCAATCATTCCGGGCTGATCTGCCATCGCAGACGCAGGGCTGAGAGTACCCGTGCAGTCACCGCCGAAGAGCGACGTCTGACGCCCAAGCGCGGCATCGTTTGCAAAGTTCTGTTCCGTGATGTGGGATTGGTCCACGTTGCCACGCGTGTTGGCAAAAAACCAGTCGACTGTATTTGACGACATACCTCTTATCATCAAACCCAGAAAGTTTCACAGAAAACGGACAGTGAAAACATACCCTCTAGTGAGGCAAATGCAGCCATCTGATTGGCACGAACACGATGTGGCTGGACAGTACGTTGTCGACGTCTTCGGACGCCTGCGCGACAAGTCTGTCGCATGCGTGCGAATCACTGGGTTCAAGCCATATTTCTACGTTAAGTGTGCTGAAGATCCCGGCAAGAGTCAGAAGGTGCAACGCTACGATGCAATGGCTGGATTCGACTCTCTTAAAACGATCGGTGTATGGAAGGTGGTCTGTTCTTCTCTCAACGAGTACCATTCAAAGGTGCGAGAGTTGAATGCTAAGAACTACATCCTCTACGAGTCCAATCTTCCACCCTTCCTTCGTCTTCTTCACGAGCGCCATCTTGGACCTGGTTCTCCGATTCAGTTCACTGGAGAGGAGATCGATATCCCGATAGACCGAGAATCAGAGGAGCCGATGTTCACCGTAGATGTATTCTTCACCTGTGACTGGAAGGATGTAAGCCCTACAACGGGTGACATTCCTCTCAAGGTCGCATGTTACGATTTGGAGATGTGTCCGACGGTGGGTGATAACTTCCCATTGGCTTCGAAGGATCCGATTGTTCAGATTGGTATCTCCTACCGCTGGTCCAATGATATGATGACACCCATCTCGAAGAAGGTGTTTGTACTTGGTAGCGTTGATCCATCTGATGACCCCCTCACCGAGTTCGTGTCTTGTTCGTCTGAGATCGACATGTTGTTGAGGTTCGCATCAAATGTCCGCAGTGAGAACCCAGATGTGATGTCAGGGTACAACACCTTTGGTTTCGATGATGCATATATCGAGGATCGGTGCAAAGCGCTGCATATCATCGAAGAGGTCAACTTATCTCGCGCACCTTCTGCGAAGACAAAGAAAGGTGACCGCTGGGACATCAAGTTCGCAGAGACCAAGAAGTTTGAGCTCGCATCGGGCAAGTATGATCTTCGTATTCTGTGCATGCGAGGCCGTCTCTCTGTCGATCTGTTGCTGAACATGCGTCGTGAACACAGCTTGGATTCGTTCAAACTCGATAATGTTGCGAACGTATTCCTACGCGACAAAGTGCTGGACTATACAAAGAATGTGGTCACGACGAAAAGTACTCGTGGCCTGTGTGTGGGTAACTTTGCCCGCTTTGATCTCGTGGGAAATACTACAGATCCATACCGTGAGGGCGAAAAGTTTAAGGTCACCGCCATCAAGGGAAACACCTTTACGATAGAAGCTCCGTCTGATCTGTTCTCTGAGCTCTCTGAGAAGGAGCGCAAGTCGCTGGAATGGACCTTCTCAAAGGACGATGTCGAACCACATGAGCTATTCCGCCTTCATCGCGAAGGCGGAGCAGAGGGTCGTGCGCGGATCGCTCGTTACTGTATTCAGGACTGCGATCTGGTCCTGACGCTCATGGCGAAGCTTGATACGATTGTCAATGCTCGCGGTATGGCTGACGTGTGCAAGGTACCAATGCAGTTCGTTCTGATGCGTGGTCAGGGAATCAAGATCTTCTCGGCTGTGGTCTACTATGCATCTCAGAGAAACCAGATCATCCAGGTCCAGCATGCGATCGGCGACGACGAAGCGGGATATGAAGGTGCAGTCGTGATTAGTCCTAAGATCGGAATGTATCTAGACCAACCGATCTCTGTTCTGGATTTCAACTCGCTTTACCCGACCAACATGATTGCCTACAATATCTCACCCGATACGTTAGTAAGTGTTCAGGTACTTGATGGAGAAGATAAGCAGGTTGACTCCCTTTGCGAAGGAATGACCTATTCCTCCATTCAGGCGCTAAAGAAGCAGGGGTATGTTCTCGACACGGTTGAGTACAACAACAAGGGCATGGGTGGGAAGACCATCTGCACATATGTCCAGCCTCAGAAGGGAAATGACATGCTCACAGGCGTTCTACCCAAGACATTAGAGATTCTGCTGGCTAAGCGAAAAGAATATAAGCAGATGATGGAGGATCCTAAGTATGATGAAGCTCAGCGATCTGTATACAACGGCCTCCAACTGGCGTACAAAGTGGTTGCCAATTCCGTGTATGGACAGACAGGGAGTCGAACATCTCCTATCCGAAAACTCTGTGTCGCCGCGAGCACAACGGCAGCAGGACGAAAGGCCCTCTACGACGCAAAAGCCATCGTGGAGGCAGAGTTTGGGGCAGAGGTTATCTACGGTGATACAGATTCCATCTTCATCAAGTTCCCCACTAAGGATCTCGCTACCTCCATCGAACTAGGAATCAAAGCGGGAAAGCGAATCACCGAGCAGTGTCGACGCCCCTACAAGATCGCGTATGAGAAGACGCTCTGTCCGTTCATTCTCTTCTGCCGCAAGCGTTATGTTGGTATGAAATACGAGGAAGATCCGAATCCCAAGAAGGCGAAGCGCATGATGATGGGCATTGCACTCAAGCGCCGAGACAGTGCGCCAATTGTCAAGGATGTCTATGGCGGTGCGCTGGATATTCTTATGGGAGGAGGTACAGTTGGAGAGGCACGTGACTTTGTGAACAAGATGCTGAAAGACATGATCAACAACAAGATTCCACTGGACAAGTACATTATGACCAAAGCACTTAGTGACAACTACAAGGTGGAGATGCCGCATCGCATGTTGGCTGACCGTATGATTGCTCGTGATCCAGGTACTGCCCCTAAGGTCGGTGATCGCGTTCGGTATGTGTTCGTTCAGGAAAGGTCTAAGAATGCAAAACAGGGTGATCGTATTGAACATGTAGACTATGTGCGAGCACGTTCAATGACCCCAGATGTCAAGTTCTATATCACAAACCAGGTCCAAAGCCCATTACTTCAACTGTTCGCACTCTGTGTTGAGAAACTGAATGGATATCAAGAGCCATCCCCTTCCTATACAAAGGCGTACACCAAGTATCGTGAAGTGATCCGAGATAAACAGCCAGAGCTGACTGAGGCAGAGCTAGAAGAGGAGACGACACGTGCAGTTCTTAAGCTCAAAGAACAGCAGGTAGATGCCCTAATGTTTCTAGGCTCATCGGATATTGCGAATGAGATTCGAAGGACAACGCGAGGTCCGATGGATATGTTCCTAAAGAAAACGGAACCACGCAACTAAACAACATGGAATGGAAATGACTCCTCGACCAGAGATTGAGGTTACAGATGAAAAGCAGGTGCCATTCATTGTTGAGGCGCGCAGGGCGTTCCTCCGTCACTGTGCAAGTACCTCACGTGCATTCGACGCCGTAATTGAACTATGGAGAGAGGTACATCTAGTACGAATTGGGCGGCCTAATGACTATGTGACAGATGAAGACTACTTAGAAGCTGTAGTAGATCCAGATCCGTATGATGACACCTACATCTTCTACTGTCTGAAGTAGCTTTCTGGCACCGAGCGTATTCTTTTCAATGTCAGCAGTATCACACGGAGTTATTTCAGTTGTTCGGGAGATCATCGAATCAGATACAGTGTTTTTTCGTACGGCCGTAGCTCTTCCAGAACCTCATCGAACTCGCGTTCTCAGTAATCGCGCACGGATGACGGACAACATCCTTTCCATCATGCGCATTCTCGTGGCACCTCCTGTGTCTCAGCCCCGTTTCGTCGTCAACATTCCTCTTCGCCAAGAGAACTTTGAGGATGTATTGGTGACGCCATCCACTGCTCAACTAGAGGCAGCATGTGAGCATGATATTGCGATCGAAGATGGGAATTGTGCGATATGCCAAGAGTCTGTTACGGTTGCAACGCGCTTGAGGAACTGCAGTCATGCCTTTCATCGCGGTTGTATTACGAGTTGGTTTGGGATGAGCTCGCGCTGCCCAGTGTGTCGCGACGACGTGCGAGTGCAACGACCAGCGGATCCTCCTGACACCACGCCTTCTGGCGGAGAATATCATTGACTTCCGGACTAAATTTAGTCAGCGGTGCAGGTGGTGGTAATGTATCTGATTCTCCATACTGAAGCTGTTGTAACATTCGGCGAACATCATGGTGACACTTTGTCGCCAGTTCATTGACATCGCGGTTTGGAAAGAGAGGGACAAGGTCCGCTGGTTTGGGAGGATAGCAACGGATCACTTCAATTTTTTCCGAAGTCTTAAAAATTCGGGGTACCTCGTTGCATGTCATCAACACTGGTAGGGTTCGATCTGCGGAGATCATCCACTCAACAAGTTTTCTTTGTGCATGCGAATCTGAACCATCAATCTCATCAAGAAGCAGACAGGAGGACTTTGTATCTCCTCGAATCATTGCCGAAATACTTCGGCTGTTTCGATAACTAGCGACAAGTCGTGCCACGTCGTCATGGCTACGCATGGTCTGTGTTGCATTAATCTCAAGTGGCTCCATTCCACAAGTGCGGATCGAGGCTAGGGCCATCGTCGTCTTACCGATACCAGGTGGCCCATGCAGGAGGATCACACGTGAATGTGGTTTTGAGGTCAGGTAGGTAGTCAACCTACTTTTACAGGCAGAGTGTCCAACCACATCATCAAGGATAAGAGGGCGATGGGTTTCACTCAACATATCTGAGTTTCATCTGAGATGAGAAAATGCTTGTTTGAATAACAATGGATGTCCCTCAACATATTCTGCGAAGTCTCTTTAGGGATACGTCCTTTCCACTGATCCAGCATCATGTGGATTCCTACAATGCCATGTTGGAGTCAAGCATTCCCACCTTCATTCGTGCATCAAACCCGCATGAGCTGGAGCTGCCAGAGGGACGCTATATCCGCGTCTTCATTGGTGGCCGCGATGCGAAGCGTCTGAAGTGGACGTCTCCTACGGATGAGATTGGAAATGCGATTCTCCCTCATGCCTGTCGGTTAGATGATCAGACCTATTCCGTTAGTCTTACTGCAGACCTGGAGATCGAGTATATCATGCCTGGTCACCCCACTGTAGTGCGTGAGTTCAAGGATGTTCTTGTTGGAAAGATCCCGCTGATGTTGCGAAGCCGTCTCTGCTATCTCACAGGCATGGATGGGTACGAGGTGGGTGAATGCAAGTTCGAGTTGGGTGGATACTTTATCATCGACGGTGCGGAGAAGGTCCTGCTCACCCAAGAGAAGCTGGGTAATAACATGATGTATTCTGGTAAGCGTAAGCAGCCCCCAAGCTCGGACCAGGTACAAGGTGCGCGTGAGAAGGCGGCCGAGCTCGACTTTAAGGGTTCTGGGCATTTCGAGACACCCAGTGAGTTCTACACTGGAATTCGCTCAGTCTCTGAGGATGCAAGTCGTGGTCCCTATTCTCATTTTTTAGTCATTCCTGATCGCAATCAATACGATGAGAACCCGAAGTCAGGCGGACCGCCAATCTTTGGTCAGCACAACCGTGTTGCATCCATTACACTGCCCGGATTTGTTCAGCCTGTTCCCTTGATCAGCGTGTTCCGTGCGCTGGGCTGTGCATCAGACAAGGATATCTACGAACTAGTTCTGTACGATGTCGTAGCATCGCAACGGTCGGTGTACGATGATCTTCTTACCACTCTCATTCTCAGTCATGAGGGATTCCTCAAGCGATCACAGGAGACAGACATGGATGTGCTGAAGAAGCAGACCCATACACGCAGTCGTGCAGAAGTTATCCGCATCCTGCATGAGATGATGTTCCCCCATGTGGAGGGCAGTGAGGATGTGGGCGGCCTCTTCCGCAGGAAGGCATATCATCTGGGCATGATGCTTCGAAACACAATGGACATCATCCTCGAACGCAAGCCGCCTTCTGACCGAGATCACTTTCAGTACAAGAGGCTCGAGACGTCTGGAGATCTCTGCTTTGGCGAGTTCCGTCGCATCTTCCGTGATTTGTCCAAGACCATGCTTCTCGAGTTGGATAAGAAGGTCAACCAGTTTGAACGTGCATCGTATGCAGGTACCAACCTTGTCAATGTCTTCCAACCTGAGACACTGGGGTTCTTCTGGAAACCCTATCGCATGCTGAATGAGTTCCTCAAGTCATTCAAGGGAGCATGGGGTGGCCGTGATGGAATTGCGCAGGAGCTGAGTCGTGTCTCCTATGTCGGCGTTATCTCGCATCTTCGGCGCACCAATCTTGCAATGGATCGCACGTCAAACAAGCCTGAGCCACGCAGGTATCATGGCTCCCAGTTCGGTATCATGTGCCCGGTTGACTCACCCGACGGCCGAAACATTGGGTACATCAAGAGTCTGGCAGTTCTTGCCCAGATCTCCACTGCATTCCCGTCGGCTGCGATCCGTCAGCTTCTGATGGAGTCGAAGATGATTCGCCCCCTTGAGGATATTCACCCAAGCACATGGGACCCGAAGTGGACTCCGGTGTTTCTGAACTCTGATCTCGTCGGCGCCTGCATCGGGGATACCCGTGCACTGATGGCGATGTTGGTCTCGGCACGTCGCAATGGTACAATCAGTCGGTCTGTCTCTCTTGGATGGAGCCCAGTCAACAACCTCCTTCGCATTACGTGCGATTCTGGTCGCCCCGTGCGCCCAGTCTATCGCGAAGGCACAACCGTCGATTCACTACGCGCTACAAAGTCGTGGAGCGAGATCCTCAACCATCTCGAGTACATCGACGCACTGGAGTCTGATTGCTCTCGTCTTTCGTGGTCCCCGTTCCATCCGACCCTTCGTTCAGAGATTCATATGTCATTCAACCTGTCTGCACTGACCAACCTCACACCCTTCTCCGATCACAATCCGGGTACCCGTAATGCATTTGCGATTGCCCAGACTAAGCAGACCGCGTCGTGGTTTCATACCAATTACACCAAACGATTCGATACCATTGCGCTGATGAGCGTCCTTCCACAGAAGCCTTTGACCCAGACCTGGATGTACCGTGAGATGATGGGTCCAGGTGGATGCATGGCATATGGAGAGAATGCAATGGTGGCGATCACGACATATGGTGGCTACAATCAGGAGGATTCTGTCATGATCAATGGATCGGCGATGAAGCGTGGTATGTTTCAGACTGTCTATTTCCACAGCTACAAGATCACCGAAGATATGATTGACCCAGCCACTCAGCTCCACACGGAGATCGTGAATGTGTTGCGGCGGGAGACGGTCAAGCGCAAAGAGGACATGGATTACGAGCAGCTTGATGCTGATGGTCTGGTGAAGGTTGGAACTGAAGTCACAGGCAAGACGGTGCTTGTTGGCATGGTCGCACCAGTCGTGGATATATCTGGACATGTGACGGGTTACCGTGATGTATCCATGTCACCTAAGCGCGATCAACGAGGGAGAGTCGATGCAGTCTATCGCTTCTCGACGCAAGATGGACTGCGTGGAATCAAGATTCGAATCGTGGAAGAGCGGTACCCAGTGCTTGGAGATAAGATGGGCAGTCGTCACTCGCAGAAGGGCACTGTGGGAATGATCCTTCCTGAGGAGGATATGCCGTTCACGGCACGTGGTCTTCGCCCGGACATCATCTTCAACCCGCATGCCATGCCTACACGTATGACGATCGGGCAGTGGATGGAGAGTTCGTATTCACGCCTGGCGTTGAAGCAGGGTGCATTTATCGATGCAACCCCATGTACCACCACAGAACGAGTGAACACGTTGCGAGCCATTCTGACATCACAGGGATTTGAGCCGTTCGGCACAGAGGTTTTGTATAACGGTATGACGGGTGAGCAGATGGAGGTCGATGTGTTCATGGGTCCAACCTACTATCAACGGATGAAGCACATGGTGGAGGATAAGATCAACTACCGTGCAACAGGTCCTCGTAAGGCATTGACCCATCAACCATTGGAGGGTCGTTCGGATGAGGGTGGCATGCGTGTGGGTGAGATGGAGCGCGATGCATTGGTGTCACATGGCATGTCCAAGTTCTTGACGGAGAGCTTCATGGAGAGGTCGGATAAGACTGAGGTACTGTACAATCGCGAGTCACGGATGCTTGACACGAGTCGTGACCACCTGGAGATGCCGTATGCGATGTTTCTCTATGCACGTGAGCTGGAGTCGATGCATCTAACGGTTCAGCTGAAAACCGAGTAGGCCGGCCGAAAACGGATTCCGTGTCCCCAATGGATACAGTAGCATCACCGAACAGAATGTCTTCCTATTCCGCACTCGCACTCGCACGCTACCCGAATGACGCCAACCTCCGCAAGGACTATGCACGCCGCCTTGAACAGTGCAAGCTTCAGCCTGCCTACCATATGATGATGCCGAACGGCCTTGAGCCCTACGCCTGTCACTGCGAGCCTCTCATGGAGGACGATACAAAGGGGTGGCAGGTTGTCAGCTACCGCCGTCACGTCAAGAAGATCAAGACCGTTGTCGATCTCGAGGAGGAGGCCGACATGAGCAACTGGGACGATGTGGAGCACTACGGAGGTGCGACCTACGTCAACACGAACAACTACGAGCACAACGGTTCACTGTTCGACATCGGCTCGCGCTTCTAGACGCCCGCAACCCAACTCGCAACAATCAAATTTTTAAGTTTACCTGCTTAAAGGTAAGGATGGAGGATAGAGTAGTGCGGATGTCTGATCACATTTACGTAACAAAGCGCAATGGCGATCGTGTTCCTGTATCTTTCAACGAGGTTCTGACTAGGATTCAGAAGCTCGCAGACGGACTTGAGCATGTCAATCCTGATTTGGTTGCACAAAAGGTTTGCACGCAGATTCAGGACGGAATCAAGACGTCAGAGTTAGATGAGTTTGCTGCAGAGGTCTGTGCGATGATGCAGGCACGGTTCCACCCGAATTATGGTAAGCTTGCAGCTCGCCTGGTGATTGATAATCATCAGAAGAAGTCGCCGACCCGTTTGATAGATTCTGCTCAGGTGCTGTTTGATGAGGGCGTGATCTCTGAAGAGTACTACAAGGTTGCGCAGGACCTTGAGATGGAGTCGATGATCGACTACTCTCGCGACTTCATGTTTGACTATTTTGGGTTCAAGACTCTTGAGAACGGCTATCTTCTCAAGCGTCGTGATGGCCGTAGTTGGGAGAGGCCGCAGCACATGTGGATGCGTGTGGCAATCCAGCTTCATGGCAGTGATTCCACCCGTGTGCGGGAGACGTATGATTCGCTGTCGCAGGGCTTTTTCATTCATGCGACGCCTACGTTGTTCAACTCGGGAACGAATCACCCGCAGTTGAGTTCATGCTTTCTTGTTGAGATGGAGGATGACTCGATTAGTGGGATATACAATACTCTGTCTGAGTGCGCACAGATCTCCAAGTGGGCCGGTGGTGTTGGCTTGTCGGTTCATAACATCCGCGCACATGGAGCGACGATCAAGGGCACGAATGGAAAGTCTACGGGCCTGACTCCGATGCTCAAGGTCTTCAACGACACTGCGAAGTATGTGAATCAGGGTGGTAAGCGTAATGGATCGTTTGCGATCTACCTTGAGCCGTGGCACGCCGATATCGAGGAGTTCCTGCGTCTGAAGCTCAATACGGGCAACGAGGATGAGCGGGCTAGGGATCTATTCTACGGACTCTGGATCTCCGATC